AAGATTACACATTGCACAGAAAGAGGTTAAACAATGCGTACTTATTTGTTACGAAATGATTAAAAGTTAATGTAATACAGTCCATCCTTTAATCTTAGCTGTGTTGATAAGATTCATCACTCGGTTATCTGTCACATCTACGTTCGTATTACGAATATCTAATGTTTTAGGATCATGGAGTTGATCTTTTAGACCCCCGATGACTTGTTCGAAGGATTGGTTTGTAAGCTGAGTATTTGCAAAAGAGATATTACAGCCTATGCTATTGTGCTGACAGGAGACATTTCTTAACTTAATACAACCGTCGAACATATTAGTTGCATTCGTGCATTCCGAGATGTTAATATCACTTACAGTGGTTAATTTCTCACAGTTACGGAACATGGATTCACATGTTTTCGCGGATGGAATGTTTAATGACGTAACTACATCTAAATCAATACAGTTTTCATACATAGAAATGACATTCTCCACCATTGGTAACACAACACGTTGAGGGGATGCTAACAAGGTACAATTTTGGAACATACTGTGAGCATCTTTAACTCGATGGAGTTCTAAGTTAGGGATATTAACCAATGATGTACAATCTTTGAACATCTCGGAGGTATCAATGAGCATATGAGTTGTAACATATGGGAAATATTTTAAAGATGAGCAACCAAGGAACATACGGGACGCATTCTCTAGTTTATCCGTTTGGAACGTAGGAATATCTGCTAGTGTTTCACAGTTTAGGAACATCTCTTTCATACTCTTAACTTCCGCGGTATCATACCAAGGTACTTTAACAAGATTATGACAGTTAGCAAAGAAACGATCAAGTTTCGTTACCATATTACTCTTAATCTTCGGAGCGATGACCATCTCTTGATTATTCTCATAATACCCAGTCATATCACCATGTAAGGTTAATGTATCTGGACGAATAATTTGAGCTTGGTGTGGATAGGATTCTTGGTTATGACCATGGATTGGGTCACCGAATGGATTGAGTTTTGGATTTTCTCGTTCCCCTGTTACGTACATAACTAAGTCACCTGGGAAGAGTTTATTGCTCATTAAGTTATCGGTAACTTTATAGGACGGGACTTCTTCCCGTTTACGAATCTTAGTGGTACCAAAGTATAGATGGTCAAGAATCGCAGATAATTTATTCAAGGCTTCGAGTGCTTCATGTGTATGACCTTCTTGTCCAAGACGATCAATCTCATCTTTTGTAGACTTGAATGGAGCTCCTAAATCAGCCCAAGAGAAACTAAATTCGATAGACTCTTCTTCAGCCATCTTATCCCAGTTCTCTAAGTAACTAGAATCGCCACCTTTGAATCGATAAGTTGCCCAACTATGAGCTTTCTTAACAGTTTCATCACCTTTAGATGCATCTAATACCATGACCATCGTACCAATATCGTGTACTGGGTCTAGTTTAGAACGAACTAGCATTTGTACGATATTTCTATACTCTCGATGGATACCAATCAAGACAGGATTGAATTGGTCATCTTTCAAATACCCAGTTGGCTCTAGGATAGCAAATCCCAATGGTTTATTACCATGGGCTAAGATGATATGATCTTTCTTAGTAGCATGCACGATTTTACTTCGTACATGATCTAATACAGTATCTTTTTGTTTATTGATATAGACGCCTTCGGCGAATGTCTTAGGAATCTGAATATCAAGATCATCTCCGCTAGAGTTCTCGCCTCTAATAAGGAGAGATATTTTATATTCATTAAACTCTCTAAGCATATATGCATTCTCCTTTCATAGGATGAGTTATATGATTTTGTATTACAGTAATGTTAAAATGCCGTTTTCATAGACATATAGGTAGATACTTTTCTTTCATGGTACTCCTAATGATGATGGTGATGTATCCGGGCAATAATCGTGTTGGCTTATTGCTTTGGATACATCACCATTATTTTCCGTATTTTCACCCTATATAAACATATATTATTGATGTGAAGTAATATAATATATTTTGTGTGTATTGATTAGGAGGAAATTATTATGTTACAACAAGTATCCCTTTCCCAAGTTTTATCTTCAGTATCCGACGAATTTCAATCTTGTGAATTTGAGTCTTATGACTCTGAGCTTGATATGCAAATGGAATTGTCTCTTTTAGAGGCTGTATTAGAAGATTTATTTTAATTGAAAGAAAAAGAGGAGAATAAAAATGAAAAATGGTATTACAAAAATTCTAATGTTATTATTGGGTAAAGTGGTCTATTGGCCACTTTACATTTATTCCACGTTGTTGTGTCGTTACTTCGGCACAACCCTTGATAATGTAATTGAAGACAATAGTCGATTTAAAAGTGAACATATCAAAATCGGTAATAAACGAGTTGCTCGTTTAACTGATAAATGGGGGCGTCACAAATTCGTATTCTTCAACGATGAAGATCGAGCAAGTCGCATCTTCAGATCAGTACATTACGGATTACTATTATCCTATAATGATTTTTCTGGCGAAGTTGAATCTGAACTTGTCGCTTACCATACTCACTTGGGTATCATTCGATACACAGGTAGAAATAAACCGTGCTTCTTAGATTCACTCGATCGATTAGAAGCATTGTTTTAGAACTAAAAGAATACCTTTCGGTATTCTTTTTTTTAACTTTATTTTTGATTATATATTATTTCGGTAAGATAGAAACCTTTCTATCGATTATTATATTAATTAAAGGAGGTGTTTACTATGTATAAAACCATTGCACATAAAGGTGATTATATCACATATAGACGTTGTGAACGCATAGTAACAGAGCCTGTTGATGTTGTATATAAGCAATTCAAGGATATGGAATGTCTTAATAGCGACATCATTAGTATTCATAAATATCGGTCACCGATAGAAGCCGACCCAATTACAACGTTTGATTCATTGGCGTATCTGTATGGGGTTGAAGTATATGATGACGATGGTATACTACTAAACAGTGACGGAGGTATATTTAATCGCTGTCAACTCAGTAATACCGATGAGTTGTTATGGGGTAGGACTGATATAGAAGATGTGGTTGATGGGATATATGCATATCTTCTCGGATACCTATATCGGTCCATTCATGGTATGCGAATTAAAGGTGACAATAAGGTTGTAGCTACTTTTAAGAATAACCGATCCATCGTTGATGATACATTAAAGGTTATGGATAAATGTGTTGCAACATATAACAGATTAACCGGCAATACGCTTGTTATGAAATACATTATGCAACTCTGTGGTGATAGGCATGAAAGTATCAGCGTTACATTCCTAGATGAACGCGATAATGGATTTATATTTAAGTTCATTAGCATGATTCATCAATGGTATGGTAATATCGACATACGGAGCATAAATGCACAAAAACGTATCCCGCATGGTATACTTAATGCCAAACTAACAACCCGCAATAGGTTTATTGAGGGGTTAGTTGACTATATGAACCATAACCGCGAAGACGCACTCCCATTTGATGAGATCGTCTATAACCTATATGCGACTGGGGTCGGTAAAGAATTTGCTATAACGTATAGGTTATTGCTTGAACCCCTGTTTATATCGTATAAGGCGTCGGTTAATCTCGAGTCTTATCGAAGACCGAAGGTCACATACAATGCCGATAATAACAATATAAGTCGGTTCGACGATGCCATGATTAAAGGTAGTCAGAAAGTCGAAATACGTCGAGGAAAAACATTATCTTCAAGGGCATACATCATTGAATCCCGAGAGATTTTGGGTGTTAATGGCTATAAACTTGAAAAATAGATAAGACGTATTAGTATCGAATATAACAATAACTGATCAGTTGGATGATAAACTCATTATGCATTTCGCTGTGAGCTGTCACAATCTGAGATAGAGAAGCGTGAAGGTGTACGTGTACTATAAAAATTAGACCATTCGAACTCCACTATATTAGAGAGGTTTGGTTAGGTTAATATAGGTAAGCGTATGTCCATGGGGGTAGGTTGAGAGACTCCCCATGATCGATATCTGGTTACTGCTGAAGTAACCTGGTTCTAGCCGTAGGGGAGACCCAATAGCTAGGATGGTCCGATATCGATAGAATCAATGGGTAGAAATATTCATTGGTCCGATGCTATGATAAGACAATGGTTCGCCCTAACGTCATAGAGTGTTCGCACGCAACTTTGTTATTGAAATAATATAGTAGTCGTTATGAGAGACAACGTATAATGAAGCTTGAGAGATATGTAATGATATATGAGGTTATGTATGGAGACTCCTTTGTAGTAGAGTCAAAGTTAAAAGCATAATAAACATGGGTGAATATATCGAGAATTACATATCCACATAGGACGCTGAGTCTTATGTGACCTTATAGGTGGATAACTGTATCTACCTATAAGGGGATGGTACTGTGACCAATGGATAAGATTGGTTATGTGCCCCGTTAGTAGAAATACTAATGCAAGCGACGTTATATTGGAATACTACAACTTTGGTAAACTTGAAAAGTGAATTCAAGTATCTCATAATTGATCAACCTTGAAGAATACCTGATGGATTCTTTCTATTAACAATAGATAAGTCATAGATGCTATACTCAGTGAGCGAGTGGCCGCGCAGATGGTGCTATGACGACATGTGAAGCGTGAAGATATACATATGCTATAAAAATTAACCCATTCGAACTTAACTATATTAGAGAGGGATGGTTAGGTTAATATAGATATGAGTGTATATCCATGGAGGTAGGTCGAGAGGCTCTCCATGATCGATATCTGGTTACTACTAAAGTAACCTAGTTCTAGCTGTATGAGGTGATCTAATAGCTAGGATGGTCCGATATCGATAGAATCAATGGGTATTTGATATTCATTGGTCCGATGCTATGATAAGACAATGGTTCGCCCTAACGTCATAGATGTTCGCACGCAACGTTATTATTGAATTAGTATAGTAGCTATCAACTAGAATAAACGTATAATGAAGCTTGAGAGATATGTAATGATATATGAAGTTATGTACGGCACCTTCACCATAATAAGGTACCGTTAAAAACATAATAAGCATGGGTGAATATATCGAGAGTTACATATCCACATAAGAAGAGAATTCTTATGTGACCTTATAGATAGATGATTACGTCTATCTATAAGGGGATGGAACTGTGACTGATGGATAAGATCAGTTATGTGCCCCATTAGTAGAGATACTAATGCAAGCGACGTTATATTGAAATATTATGGCTTAGTATCTATTGATAGTCAACGGACAAGGAATACCGCTGGGTATTCTTTTTTTTGCCAAATCCGTCATGGTAACATTATACTAATTACTTCTATTACATATAAAACAATGAAGGAGGTACATGTATAATGCCTGATAATCAAATTAAGGTCCTCCATAGTCAATATAAGTATAACACACGCGTTGAGCAAGGTGGTCGTGGTCAAGATTACGTAGTTGTATATTTTGAAAACAATGCTACTGATGTTATGATGCATGGTTATACTCAAGTACCTGACACACACATTCATTTACAAGGTGAATTGAATAATAAAGATACGGGTATGGATGCATTCAAGAAATTAGATTCTGCGATTCGTAATACTCGTTTCGGTCACCTGAATGACCATGGTCGTTTGAAAGTCAATAATAACTTCCAAATTGATAGTGATGGTACCTTGGGTCTTAATATTATTATGCTAGAAAACCGTGCCGCATATAACGCCATCACAACTAAAGATGAAGGTGCCATTTATATGTGGACTGATAACGGTAAATTTACTGGTATTGATACCGGTTCTACAACACCAGGCAGTACGATTAATGTAGGCTCGTTAGAAGCTCACAACGCTTCCCCATTGGCACATCCAGACATTCGTAATCAAATCAATCGAATGCAAGCTAGTGTAACAACTATTTCTAGTAACATGGATGCCTACCAAACGGAATTGTTGAAAATCCGCTCTAATGTAGATGCTGCGGTTAAAATCGTAAATACGTTCAAAACGACAGGTATCGACCAAGCAGCCTTAGCCGATCGTGCTAGAACTGCCGATAAATTAAGTCGTTCTGTAACAATCAATGGTGTTACCTTTGACGGTTCTCAAAATATTAACATTGATGATGTAGCTTACTCAAGAACTACAGGTAAATTGAAAAAAGCTGTAACGATTAATGGTGTGAGCTTCGATGGTTCTCAAAATATCACAATCCCTAAAGTGGATTCTGCTACGACTGCTGAAGTAGCTACTCGATTCTCCAGAGCGATTCATATCAATGGTATTGAATTCGATGGTTCTCGTGATATTACAATCCCTGCTTCCGCCATGGAAGGTTTTGTTGCTGAGAATGCATCTAAACTTGGTAATGTAGACGCTGCTGATTATGCATTGAAACGTGATGTATATCTACGTACTCAAACATACTCTAAGGAAGAAGTCTATAATAAACAAGAAGTAGATGGTCTAGCAGGTAAAATCCCTGGTGGTCGTATTTACATTGTATAATCATAGGAGGACTATCATATGAATCGTTTTGCTGAAATTAAATATGGGCGTGTAAACGATATCGTAGAAACCCTTAATGATTTAACATGGGTTAGAACTATATTCTCTCCTATTTCATTATGGACTGATATCACAGACATGCTCGATTCCGAAGGGAATCAAATCCAAATTGGTCATGTGTTTGAAGGTGGCTCCTTCCGAGCTCCTGCTACTAGAACAGTTCCTGTCACATTAGATGATCATCGTCGTGTTGCCTTATATCGTAAAGATCTATTAGTAACACAAAAAATCGAAGAAGGGTTCTTCTCCAAAGCATTAGGAGATCAATACTTCTTCCCTTATAACGGTGATGCAAAACAAATGTTAGATATGGACTTTGAACTATTGGAAGATGAAGAGGAAGAAGGTTTCAGTGTTGTGTGTCGTACAACTCGTGACCCTAAAGAATCTACTAATAAACTCAATGACACATTAACAGTTGACCAAGTTAAACAACTTCGAAAAGATTTCCGTAAACATAAGTTAGCTTGCTCTAAACGTGGTGTTGAAATCACAAATCAAATTAACCAAGCGGAAGCTGTAGAAGAAATGTATAATTATATCAATTGGGATAAATAATATGACTAGGTAGTTGACGTATGTTGACTACCTAGTCTTTCTACCCACTGAAACATTCTACTAATACAATTACTATAACCTTTATGAAAGGAGACCTTATCTATGGGTTTAGCATATAATGGTAGAGTTGTCAGTGAAGACTACTATGCATTGATTCAAGCTAAGTTCGCTGTGATTGAACAAGCATTGGGTGCATTGACTGCTGATACCACTTCTAAAAACAGTAGCTTAGAACAACGATTGGGAGACTTCAATACAAGTCTTAATAATCAATTCAAAAGCTTAAAAAGTAAAATTGATAATGATATCGCAGCACAATTGAATGCGATTGAAACAAAAGTTACTAATAACCATAACCTTGTTACTACACGTATCGACAATACATCTCAACGGTTAGAAGGTTTAATTACAGAAACCGATACTAATTTAACAAATAAATTCAAAGAAATTGATGCTCGTGAGAAAGCCGATGTTAAAAGCCTAACAACGAATCTAGGTGCAGCGAAAGCTGAATTAACAGCTCTTACAGAAGCAAATAAACTTAAAATTGACGGTTTAATCAGTAAGTTCCAATTCGGTGGAAGACAAGTCAATGATCGAAACGTACTCGTATGGTTCGATTATGAAACAAATCCAGACGAACCAGTGATCAAATTTAGAAAAGGTGATGCATTCGTTGCCTTTGGTGCTGACTGGAAATAATACTTAATTATATTTGGAGGATCCATGAGTCAATTTAATGACGTAATGGCAGTCCGTGCAGCCGTATTGACAATCACTACTGATTGTCAATTACGCTGTTCGTATTGTTTTGAAGAAGATAAGGCTCATAACTATATGAGTGAAGATGATGCTATGATCATCATCAAAAAATTATGTGATAACTTCAGGGAGAAAGTATATTCCCAAGACCAAACCGCTAAGTTAGATATTAGCTTCTTTGGTGGCGAACCTACTTTAAACTTCCCTGTCATTGAAAAAGTTGTTGAGTATTGTAACCAACAAGAATTCATTGTACAATATGGCATTACAACAAACTGTGTTCATATCACAGATGAAATGATTGATTTCTTCTATGATAATAACTTTGGTATCTTAGTATCCATTGATGGTACAAAAGAGTTGCATAATAGAAATAGAAGTAACTCCTATGATACCGTAGTAGCTAATATCAAACGCATGTTTGATGGTGGTTTGAAATTAAATATGGAAGCCCGTATAACTATACCACCAAAAGATATTCGTTATACATTTCAATCTATGAAGGATATGTATGACTTAGGATTTGATAGAATTGCTCCATGCTTTGTATATGACCAAGAATGGGATGAAGAAGCATATCGACAATTCGAAGTTGAAATCCGTAAAATTTATGAGTTTGCTATGGATAAATACAACTCAGAAGAAAGACGAAATCTCCAAGTGAAAAACATTGAAGATTTCATCTATTTATGTTATGATTCCGATACAAATGATACTAGCCCATGTGGATTCGGTAAGAATGCTTGGGTGGCTATCGGATATGATGGTGAAATCACACCATGTCATCAAGTCCATACTAACTTCCGTAACTGTGAAGTCTTACATATGGGCAATATGATTACCGATGAATTTGATCGAAGTGTTATGGATATGATTAACGCTCAATTCGATCGTAGTACATGCGGTAACTGCCAATATAATAACGTATGTCTAGGTGGCTGTCCCGCTGAAAGTTTTACACATGGTCGTTCCTTCAACGACGTAAACCCAGCAGTATGTCGCCAAATGGATATTATGTATCATATAGCTACGGAGTATCAAGATAAGATTCTCCATAGCACAAATCTCCGTTCCAGGCGCTTAGCGATTCTGAAACGTAACTTAGAATTCAAACAGTTATTGGATACCGCTATTGATAATCTACATAAAAACGACTTAGATGCGATTATGTTGGATTTCGCTAGTATCCAAGAATCTATATTCGGTGAAGAAAAAATCCTTCTCCCTCCATACATACGGTTAGCAGAACGATATATTGATATCGTATCTGATAAACTATTAAATGATGTAGTTGAGGAACTCGATAAATATCAAGCAATTATGAGTGGTGGTGAACTAGATGGCGATAATTAAAGCCGATGATATCAATAAATTGGTTGATAAGATTAACCAACTAACTAAATTTTCTCGTGGTATCCGTGCCGTTAAAAGTAACCCTGGTGTAGAAGCCGGTGGTACCGGACAAGGTATCAGCTGGGAATGTCATCAATTCGGTGGGCAGGTTCGTAACCCTGTTCCTGATGATAAAAAACAAAATAAATACCAAGGCGGTAATGTTGTTGGTACCCACATTGATGCAAATACTAAAGTACGTGCAAATCAATTCAATGAAGTTGTAAACGGGATTAACAATGCAATTACTGAAATTCGTGGTAATGTAACCGGTAATGATGGTCCTGGATTAGGTGACGTAACAGCACCAACTCAAGTGACAAAAGATACTATTGCTAGATTACAACAGCTACAAGCGGCATTAAACGCTGTTAGTACAATTGAAAGTACATTGAACCGTGTCAATGGCTGGTTTAATAGTGCTAACAAATGCAATCGTTCTTGTCAAGTTAACTGTCAAGTTGGCTGTCAAGTCGCTTGTAACTCTGTTAACTGGTGTCATGACCAAAAATGTGGCGGACACTAATTTTTTTATCAGTATGAAGGAATGGTATAATACCATTCCTTCTTATTTTCTATTATGAGGGCACTATGTTTGATTCTATCAATCGTATTTCGATTAAGGTGACAGATTTCTGCAACTTAGATTGTGTATACTGTCATCAGCAAAAAGTAACAAAAGACTCATCCGAGACATTCTCTCACTATGATAAACTAGAAGATTTCATTAAGTCATTGCCATTGGCAGATGAAGTTGATGTATTAGTCACAGGTGGAGAAATCTCTGTTAAATTAGATGAGTTTAGAAAGATTGAACGGATTCTTAGACGAATCAGTCAATCAATCGATGTAAAATTCATTATGAGTGTCGTTACGAATGGTACTAATCTTCCTGGATTAGTCGATTTCGTTAAACGAGGAATTATGCGTCCCGATTCAATTACCGTATCCTGGGATGGTGTGTATTCATACACTCATAGTCGTAAAGGTAAACTACAGAACTTATCCGATAAGTTCTTTAATGATAATATACGATATATCGTTGACCAAGGATATGCGAATGAGATTAATATCGCTTTCGCTGTAACTCCTGATACAATTAATGATATGATGCCTAGCTTAGATTATTGCCTAGGTGTTGGGTTACGTAACTTCTCTTTCTATTATATCCATGAAGCAGATTATACAAACCCTAAATTCATCGTCGATTATACAAATGCTCTGCAAAGTATGGCGAACCGCTTTGTTCAAACATATCCTGATTTGAAAGAACGGTTCCGTTACTATAATTGGCAAAATATGTACTGTCGATATATGTTATCAGATGCATCATTCCTAGCTAAAACATCTTGTGTTAAGTTAGGGAATTCTATTCATATTGATATCGATGGTTCTATTTATCCATGCACGTTCTTCTCTGACCATAGAAGTATGCAGATTGGTCACATACTGGAAGGATTCTATGAAGATCGAATTCATCGATTCGAGGGAGAATATTTTAGTAAACCAGACTGCAACTATGAAACATGTAAGAATGAACATTGTTTCGAATGCCCTGCATCGGATTATATCCTTAATAACGGGATGAATAATAAACAAAAGAATCTCTGTCATCTATTATCCATTGAACGAGAGATCTTCATGGAGAATATTAAGAAAGTTAATATTAGCGAATATGATATTCGTACATTTTGGAATGTTGGGACTTCTGTTGTGGAGTCTCATTATACTGACAAAATGAATGCTGATTGTCAACTTCCATTAACGGATTCCAGAGAATATACTGAAGATGATAAGATGCTGATATCAAATAATATAGAGAGGATCCAATCATGGTAGAACAAAAACCATTCTTTCTACCATATCAGGTAGACTTCTATCTCATGTTAACAGAAGCTTGCCCACTACGATGCGAGTATTGTTATATTAAAGATAGAGATAATCCTGCTCGTATGAGTAGAGATATAATGGACCTTATGATGAAGAAAGTCCAAACAAAACCAAGAATCATATTCTTTGGTGGTGAACCATTACTAGGTATCGACGATATCAAATGGTTTACTGAGAAATATCAGGACGATGTTAAGGTATTCCAAATCGTAACATCAACGTTCCCTAGAGCAAACTTCCATGATTTGATAGAGAATATCATTAAACCGAGTAAGAAACCTTGGGAATTACAGTTATCCTTTGATGGGTTCAAAGGAAGTGAACGTAAGTTAGTTAATAAAGACCCTGTAGCTCAACAAGTGTATGAGAATATTCTATATACGTTAGAGCAAGGAGTTAAACTACAAATTCGATGCGTTATCAATGATAGTAATATCTATTACTTCCATGATACATATCGTCAATTTAAACGTATGAGTGAAGAGTATAGTGGTTTATTCTATGCCGATTTCACATTAGTCCATGAAACCAATTTGGATTCCGATTTCCCGGAAGTTCTTAAACGAGAATTAGGGATGATATTAGATGATATATTAACGGATGAAAATCCATTCATTACAGCAGGTCTTGCTTCTATGATAGGATCTATCCTAGAAGATAGAAAGTGTATGGCTTGTAATGTAGGTTCTGAAATTATCATTCGTCCAAATGGTGATATTTATCCTTGTACCATGCTATCCCAATACTCAGAAGACTTCAAAATGGGTCATATTACAGATAGGGAGTTGAATACGGATATCGCTACCGATGTGCATGAACGTCCTGCTGATTGTGATAGTTGTGATTATAATAAGTATTGTTTCGGTGGATGTCGTTATGAACGTTCCTATCTAGGTAATCTCAATGAGATTAATCTTGGGTATTGTGAGCAAACTAAAACAGTAGTAGAAGCCTTATTGGCATTCCGTGATAAGTTATATTCCAACTCTTGTAAGAATCGAGAACTTATCATTGAACGAATTCTACGCTACCGTACATGGCGTAGTGGTATGGAATCTACAATGGATTTCGAATATATGAAATTTAGAGGTAATCAAAATGCCGGAATTGAGTAAAGAGTTTAAAACTCGTATTAAACGAATGCTTCGGTCTTTGAATAGCTTCCGTTCTTGGCAATCCATCTTCTTCAATCTAACATATGCTTGCCCATTAGCATGTAAGTATTGCTATATTGACCCAGAGTTAAAGGGTATGACGTTAGAAGAAGTTGAATATACGATGGAATTGATTAACCAAGATAAAGGAAACTATTCCAGAACTATTACATTCTTCGGCGGTGAGCCTGCTTTACAGATGGATATCATTGAAAATATTGTTCCCAAATACTACAATGAAACCATTCCTGGAACGAATGAAAGACGATACCGTTTTGGTATCATCACGGGATTTTCAGTTAATCAGGAACGTCTTATGAAATTATATGAACAGTATCCATTTGAGATCGTTGTATCATACGATAATCCAAAAGATGGTAATCGTATAGATCATAATGGTATACCATTTAACTCATTAGAGGAATTAAAGAAATATACTCATCTTGACTTGGGTCGATATGTATGTATTCAAAAAACTCTTACAGGTAATGAGAAAGATATCCTTGCCGATATTAAAGAATTGGATGAGTTCCATAAGAAAACGGGTGTTAACTATTGTTGGGGTCATAACAAAACTCCGTTTAAGATACCTGATGATAATTACGAGAACTTTAAATCACAATATAGTTCAGTTATCGATTACTTCTTAACTGGATTAGAAGAGAACCCCAATCGATTTATTCCTAAAGTGGTCACTACTGAATATCTACAGTGTGTAACTGGAACTATAGAGCAGAACCATGGTGGTTGCGGTCTTATGACTGAGATATTCATATCTCATGAAGGTCGTGTCTATCCATGCTCTATTTCTAATAGTAAATTACCTTACTTCGACCTAACAAACGATGATGCTACTGAAGAAATCGAGTGTGCTGAACGCCAGTGTATCCATAATCCTACATGTGACGAATGCGATATTCGGTACTTCTGTAATGGTGGCTGTATAGTTGATCGGTCGGTTAATTTTGGTAACTATGGTAAACCAAATCCAAACTGGTGTGATTATATACATGCTATAGAATCTGCTGTTAGAGAAGCTGCTAATAAGCATAAGGATACTGAAATATATCTTAGAAATGAATTAATTAAATGGAGAATCGGTCATTATAAGGCTTGCTTATCACCGACCGATAACCAAAACATAGTTGGAGGAGTTATCGATGTTAATTTATCTACCTGAACGAATCTATGATGTTATTAAAGATGACGAACGGATTCAAGCATATGCAACTACAATGAAAGAACTTTGGGGAACTGGTTTCCCCGAAGTGTCTCAATTGAAAAAGGTGAACCAAGTTGGGTTCCATTATATGTGTCAAGCTAGACGTTTACTTAGAAAGTGCCCGACTCTATTGGAACAATTCCAAGTTTCTAATCATGAGAATGATACACGATATGTCAAATCTGTATTAGAAACAACGTCTGATAGCGAAACTAAATTGGAATGTCTATATCGACTTATGTCCAGTTGGATTGATAGAGAGAATACTATTAAGGAATTCATTTCTATATTTGAATCACTTGATAGAGATACTATGTATTCGTTATCAGCAAATGTGGTTAAAGCGTACTATATCATGAAAACTGGTTCTATACAGACATCTAATATCGATGACTATATTACCAAAGCAAATACGATATATAATCAAATCTCTGGGGTGTGTAATATGACACAATCCTTAGAGAAGATGTTAATTGTTGAATCTATTGACCAATTAGTATCACATCTACGCGATAGAATTATTGATGGGTCTATTTCAGCTGAGAAAGCATTATCGACGTATGAGAAATATATGGTTAGTTTTATCGGTAGAATGGAGCGTATCGATGCCGAGTATTTGAAATATAATACTAGAGCAATGTATTTCTACCTTATCGTAGGGATAAAACGGTATGAGAAACATCATGGTATGTATAACCCATTTGATTTAGTATATAATTACATTACCCTATGCTTAGCTCATAAGGAAGACTTCACTCGTTCATTATATACTCATAATGAGTTCATGTTCTCCCATCTAGCGGTGCTATTGAACGCTGTTCATATGATAGTAGATAAACCTAAACAGGAAGCCATTGAACAGTATTTAACCAACTATGAACGCGATTATTTGGTAGGACTGTCTAGTAATGGAAAATTATCCAATTACATTGCACACACCCTACGGTCTGTTAATCAAGATGATTTCGGTGTAGGAGTATTGAAATACTTCGAAGCTGACGTATATCGGTTAATAGAACCTATTTTAATCGATAAAACATTGGAGGGTTAGTTATATGAATATAGTATGGTATCCCAATGAATGTAAACCATTCATTTACCAACATCAAGAATTTATAAAATTGAGAGATATTGCTCGCAATACTCATCAATCATATATCATTACAGATGCTACTGAAACGTTAAATCAGGCAATGGCATCTATCGAGCCCGTAGCTCAATCTATCACAAGTGAACAGAATCGCTTAGTATATCTAGTAACCAATGTAGAGAATCTACCATTAGATATGCTCGTTGCAGAACTAGATAAATCTACTCGTGCTGAAGAGCGATTGATTATTTTACATCAATTATGTCAATTGGATATTGGTACATATGGTCAACGCATGGAAACTCTTGTTAAGAATGTAACTGAACAAAGCGGTTTATCTAATGATCCGTTCTATGTAGATATTCTAAACTCATATCCAGTATTGACAAATGACACTAAGGAAGCAATCGATATCAGCTTCGCTAATGTTACAAATCGATTTAGAGAACAAGCAACGATTGCTTTATTGGCTGCTATACGTGGAGCATTTGTTAATAGTTCCTATCTATATGAACTTACAGCCGATGAATTTATTACCTATATCGATGGATATATCGATTCCATTTGTGATACATTAGCATTAGACCCAATGATGTTCAAGTCTAGTATTGAATATATCAATTTCTTATTGTGTAATAACATGATGGAAAAACTCAATCGTTCTATACAATGGATTGATGAACATAAGGAAGATGCTATCAATATACATTCTTCCACCAATACCAATACATCATTTGATATATTGATCCTCATCAATCGAATGAAACATAATGAAGTTCTCACAACTACATTATCTGATACATCATGGAACTCCAAGGAAATGGAAGTTATCAATAGTGAAACTGCTGATGCTATTACACCATATGATGAACTTGGGTTCGGTCGTAATTACATTATAACGATATTCAATTGGTATAATGCTATCATTACATCCTACAAATAATACAAAGAAGAGTTTAGGTAAATCCTAAACTCTTCTTTATTTAGACATTGATGTAATATCAATTACAAGTATTTCATAAGAAAGGAGTCAATCGTTAATAATGGCTAAACTCAATAAACGATTTAAGTTTACCAAAGATACTACGAACGAAACCTTCTATGCTGACATATATTCATCAACTGGCGACTTGGAGGATGGGCAACCATATCTCTCCACTGACGTCAAAATCGATGAGAATACAACTATGCCAGGGTACGTCCAAGGCTCTACAAACTCATATGACGAGAATCTTCTCGATATATACATAAAGCCAGATGACGCTACTAAACAACCATTTCGTTTAAAATCAAAATCATATCGAAACATTGCTAATGGTGTCACGATATATTCCCAACCAGGTCAATATACATTCAATATTCCTGTGGGTGTAACTAAAGTGTGCGTGATCACTGTTGGTGGTGGTTCTGAATACGATTACGTTCATAACGTAACACCTAAAAATATCACTACACTGAAAGCTCAACTATTGAGTTCTTCTGTAGAAACATATGTAACTGAAACAGGTAAAACTGATAGATTGATTAGTTCTTCCGTAGATTACCAAACCGTTTCCTTTGAAGGTTCCCCTATCATCGGTTATGGTATTGATGGTGTAACAGGTAAAGTTACTCGTACCGAAATCCCTGTGAATACACCATTGTATTTTGGTACACCATCCGGTCTATATAATGATACTACATCCTCATATAGACATAGTGCATCAGGTCAATTACGGTCTGCGGTTATCGATGTATCCAACATCGAATCTCTTAATGTAGTAGTAGGCAACTTCGGTAATGCTACTGATAATACGAGTCCTAAACGTGGTACTAGTGAATTAGTAAGTGCTGACTTACCATTGAATACTAGATCTAAAGAAGCTAATGGTACATCCTTCCACTTTGGTAACGGTGAACCTACGATGCATGTACTTAAAGTAGATGCTATTGGTATGGGTGGTGTTGGTACTCAAGGTCTAAGTCCTAAAACTGATGACCCTGGAACACAACCATATACTGAAAGAGACTTTGCTCGCATGGGTAATGTGCGTGGTACTGTAGTTAAAGTTGCTACAGCCGATAAGACTATCGCTAATATTGTTAGTATGAATGGTAATAATGCGTTACTTGGTGATAGTATCGTTACAAATAACAAACCAATTCCGGGTGCTAAATTCAATGGTACCATCGATACTAATCCAGCTTACCCTGGATTGAATTCCTTAACTGCCGAACAGTTAGAAGCTGGTCGAGGTCTTCCTGGTAAATCCGTTAAACAAATCTGGATTGAAGGATTAGAAGGGTATGATAACCCTATCCTTGAAGGCGGTGCTGGCGGTTTACCTGGTCATGATGGTGAACCTGGTAAAGTAAGTAAATTCTTTATCATGGAAGATGGTGTTCCTAAGTATATCAAATCTGGTGGCGGTGGTGCAGGTGCTGGTTATATAGCTGGCAAGCTCGTTACTATCAATGGCGATGAGTATAACAATAATAACCAAGTTAATATCAACGCAACCTATGATAAATCAAATGGGCTAACACCTGGTACAACTGGTAACTATAATATCACATATGGTGGTACCATCGAACCTAAAGTCCGTATTGGTCAACCTAATATCGGTATTGTTTCTATCATTTATGGTCCAGAAATCGAAAATATGGATATTCCACTATATACTTGGATGACTGATCAAGAATCCTATCTAGGAGAACAGCTCAGATATACCGCTAATGGTATTGAAGGGAATATTAAGTTCTCTCCTAAACGCATTTTCATTTCTCATGAATTTGTGAAAGATGATACTGCTACTGATGGTGTAGCATTCATGCAACCTTCCCAAAAAGCAGGATTAGAAAATCTTGTATTGGAATATATGAATGATAAAGGTACTTGGTCCAACTTCAAAACAGGATCCATATCCTTTACTATGATTACCGAAGAAGGTCAAACCTATATTGATATTCCATTACGTGTGTATTCCACAAAATGGAGATTACGTCTACCAGATGAAAACCTTCATCTTAAATCGAAGAATGGTGTTAAGATCGATTCTTACATCACATACACAGAAGATGAAATGAGCTAATAAGTATATATTATAAGAATGAGTATGGTTAATCCATACTCATTCTTTTTTACTGTTTGTTCGAAAGGGCTAGTAATATCTAACATTATAGCTAACAAACAGGTATTGATAAATTATTTCATATTTGGAGGGCTTTATTATGGCATTCAACACATCTATGACAAGTCAAAGTCAAACGAATCCTACCGACAACATCAACACTCGCGGGATTCAGTTCTACAATGGAGATGCTACCATCGTATTCGATTACTGGAATGGTATGGCATCAATTAAAATCCATCCAGCACTTCCTGAAGCTGAGCGAGCTAATAAACAAGTATACGATTATAAAAAATCCGTATCTGTAGCACTTAGCCCAGATAATGCTGTATTGATGGGTAAATATATTAAAGAAGATATTCTTCCTGCTATTGAAAAAGGAGAAGAATGTACTCGTGCCGTTGTTAGTGCACGTGTTAACTTATTCGTAGTATCCACTGGCGTTAACCAATATGGTGAAGTAAAACCATTTATTGGTATCTATCGTAAATTGGATGAAAACCGTATTCCTGCAGAATCTATGGTATTCCATTTCGATAAACATCCAGTGATTACCAAATATGCACCTGCAACAGGTGAAATCGATATGAATAACCAATACACCGAAGTAGTTGGTGTAGGTGAATTCTTTACTGCATGCTCAGCATTAATGAATGCTGGTGTACATGCAGACAACTTTTCCAACCGTTTCCGTATCAACCGAGAATATGAATTCAGAGCAGCAGCTTCTGGTAAATTAGGTATTGATAATGGTAGCGGTAATCGTACTAATTTTGTGAACCGTTCTAGTGGTGGCGCATCTCAAAATATCTGGGATGTGAAAACACCAACTGATAACTTATCTAATGATAATGGTGGCGGTTCTTTAGCGGAAACATCAACAGCATCCTTCGATGCATTGAGCGATTTGATGTAATTCGTTAGTGACTAGAAAAATACTTCCGATGTATTTCGGAAGTATTTTTTTTTTGGAGGTTCTATGAGTGAAGATGATAAACTCAAGAGTCTGACTATATTGGTAACGTATCGTGACATCATTAAGACAGCTGATTTCTATATATTAGACTTAGTGAAGACGCGATTTCGTGATAAATTTAAAGACTTAATTGATTTTAAGCTATTGGATACCTTAACGGATGAAGCACTCATGCTTCATTGGTTAAATCGTCCAGTAAAGAATGTTCTCGAGTGGTTAGCTATCAAAGAGTTCGATTATGAAAAGAACTATCAGTTTCTATATGATAAATCTAAGAAACTGTATATCGATGATAATCGAGCACTTAAATTTGATAAAGTGCTGGAGAACTATAAGTTTTCGAAAGCAATTAACGATATCTATGTGTGGAATCCCACCTATGATAAGCGTCAATTGTTTGATCTCAAAGTAAGGCATGGTTTAGGTAAAATCAAATACGTGACAGGTGCTAGCTTGGAACGTGTATTAGACAGAATTGGTTCTGTCAATTTAGTGTACGACACAGATGCTGATAGAGTTGCGGAGCTCATCAGCACAGGTAAATACCCTAAGATGGTATTTGGTGTTGGAGCATATGGTTATAATTATCAACGGGATTTTATACTGAAACATGACTTAGCGGATAACGTCAATGTATCAACTTTCCCTATACTCGTTATTAATGAATCATACCTGTTTAATGGATAAAGGAGATACCACTGTGAGTGAAATTTATAATCAAGCGGAAGATAATCAAATCGCCGTTAAAGTAGTAAAAGATACAAGTAGTTCTTTCGATACAATGGAACAAACGTCTGTTGTACCTAGACCTACTTTCCCACAATTAATTCCGGAGAATAAAAATAAACATCCTTGGAATGTTATTACCGAAGCAGAATTCAAAACTCGTATGCAAGAAATCTTCGAAATGGTAGCTTCTGCTTTAAAAAGTACATTAGGACCGTATGGTGCCAGCACACTCATTGAGTCCATGGGTACCTACCATTTGACTAAAGATGGTTTCACGGTATTGAAGAATATCCACTTCAATAACCGTACAGATAATACTATCCTAAATACTATCTTGACTATCTCTCATCAAATGGTTATGAAAGTTGGTGATGGTTCTACATCTTCCATCATCGCCGCGTATAACTTCTTAAATCGTTTATCTCAATCTGACGAATTGAAGGCATTGCGTCCTCGTGACTTAAAACAATATGTAAATCAATTCGTTGATGTAGCAACACAATACATCCAATCAAATGCTCAACAGTTGACAGATGAGAATTTCTTGGATATCGTAACAAATATTGCTAAGGTTGCTACAAATGATGATAAAACCTATACGAACATCATTCATGAAATCTATGAGAAATGTGGTCGTGATGTAACCATCAGCAAAGCTATGTCCGATACAAACGAACCTTCTTATGAAATCAAAGATGATATGTTCTATATCGATGCGTCTTACTTAGACCGCATCTATTGCAATACTGATAATGGTACTAAAGTGGCGTTAAAACAACCATCCGTAGTACTATTCAACTTCACCCTTGAGAATAAGCATTGGGATTTAATTAAGATCATGAATGCATCTATAGCTAAGTCTGACGCAACGGGTCAAAAGCAATTATTAGTAGTAGCCCCATATTATGATGACCAATTCTTAGATAGAGTGAAGAATGATATTAACCGTTTCCGCGCTTGGTATCAACAACAACAGCAACAAGCTGGTGCCATTCCATTCCCAATGATCTTTGGTAAAGCACCATTCTTCAAAGCGATTCAACGTGATATCTATGATGATGCGTCTGCATTCTTAGGTAATACAATTATTAACCCTATGGATGCCGACCATCTCTTAGAAACATTGAATACATTGAATGGTCAACAAGTTCAATGGAATGAATACGAACAAGCTAAAGAAACTATGCAACCAGAAGCATTCGAACAATTCTGGGGTTCTCGTCCAGTACCAGAAAACCCAGAAGAAAAAGTCAATGAGTTATTAGAAGAAGTATCCAAACGTTTCGGTACTGCTGAAAATGTCTTAATGACTAATAAAACAATCGAATTCACTGGTTTAACTAACCAAGATGCGAACATGATTAAACTTCGTACTGATATTGCTCGTGGTGATATGGAAAAAGAATTAGCCGAAGTAGAAAACTTACGCTACATCTCCAAAGACTTCATCGCTGCTAAAGAACGTTTATCTCGTTTAGCATTGAAATCTGCAACAATTCGTGTTGGTGGTAATAGTGAATTAGAAAAGAAAATGAACGATGATGCATTAGATGATGCTATTAAAGCATGTGATTCTGCTCTTCGTTATGGTATTAACCCTGGTTGTAATACCGCCATCATTCAAGCATGTATCCCTGAATTAAATACTCGTTTGAATGACCAAGACCCTATTATCAAAACGATTGCGAACATTGCATATGAATCATTCTTGGACGTTGTACAAACGATTCATAAAAACAAAGATCCTAAAGTAACCCGTGACAGTGTAAAATACATTGTAGAAAACTCTGCCATGGAAAACCGTTGCTATGACTTGGTAACAGAAGCATATTCCAATGATATTATCAACTCCTGTCGTACAGATATCGAAATCTTACGCAGTGCGATTGCTATCATCGGTGTTATCATTTCTTCCAACCAATACTTAGCAGCCGATATAAAAAATTAAGCTCTAAATTACAAATAGATAGAAGGAATTATTGTCTTCCTTCTATCTATTTTTTTATTTGATTAATGGAGATAGTGCTAATGGATCGATTTTATCCAACACTGAAAGACTTCTTAACCGAGAAACGAGCTAGAACGCAACAAACCATTTATGGTTACGCTAGCATAGAAGGTAACTTCAAAGAGCGGTATAAGCAGTTTATTAAACGATTTCCCACATTGGAAGTCAAGTACTATAAATCCCATTCATCATATTTCATCCATGTGAAAATCCCTTCGGGTAAATCAATAGATAAAGGAATCGAGTTAGCCTATGATGTGATACTCGAATTCTTTGCTCCAACTGATGATATTGCTAAACAGAATAGTTTACAGAACTGGACTGTGCGAGCATTTTCGAATGCTCCATCATTCGCCTATCGATATGCCTATGTATATTATCATACAGGGTTAATGGTTGATGGTCTACAAGACAAGTTTGATGATAAGATTCTTAAGGTAAAACCTACAAAACAGAATCCAAAAGAACTACTCGGTTTCGACTACACTATATTCTTCGCTATTATGTATCTTATGAATCGTCCAAGCTTCATACGAAACTTACATAACCGAAACTTCGGAAAGTTCGAAGACTTAGTGAAACGTGCCAAGGACTACTATGAGGTTCTACGAATCTATAACAAAGTCAGTCGACTATCCCTATCGAACATTAAGAATCGTTTAACCCTTAACGTCGATAAGTTCAAGCGTCATCGATTCCATAATGAGTCCAATTCAACAGTTAAGACAACTAAACCTGTGAAAGCAACATCATTAACCAAACCCGTAAAGACAACCAAATCGATTAAAACAACCCGAACAACAAAAACAATTCGAAAGAAAAGATAAGCATATATTATCATTTTGATGCTCGACGTTGTTATGTTTTATAGTTCACATTGAGATGGAGAAGATAAGATGAGTGAAGATGTAAAAACGAATGATATCGTACTAGACCCTGTCCCAGAGGGCGTTATACCTGTTGATGAATGGGTATATGGTCCTGGTGATGAAGTGATCACCTTTACAGCGAAACAGGTCATTGTACCATTCGACGTTATTTTTAACATCCCTAGCCAAGTACGTAGATTAAATGACTTCTACGTAGTCTATAAGGATGCATATGTAAAGCAGTTCGATGAAATTACGAAGTATATGAATTACTTCATCAAATTCTATGATCCAGATAATGAGTTATTGAGTAACTACTTAGGTCTTAAGTACTTGCTTGAATCTCGTAAGATTAAAATGGGTCGAAAAGATTTCATCAAGTTATTATATGATTATATAGTAACACCAACCATGTATCAAAAAGTGATGAATATGGTCAACGATAACTATCGTGTTGATTTAACTCAAAAGAAAAAAGAAGGGATTTCCTATTATGAATCTCTTGAGTTTACCAATCATCATGCGAAGTTATTGATGTTAATTTCTATCTTTATTCGGATATTCATTCCTATGGTGATGCATTATATCTCCACAATGAAGTCTAAATCCGAAAACGCACATTTGATTGAATACTACCGACCAATCTTTGATATAGTTGAAGAAAACGAGCATGTTAACCTATATCAAAAGTTGTTCAATTCTATCAATGTATCTGTACAGTTATCGTACAAGAAGAACAAGATTATTTGGGATAAATATGAAGCACAATCTGTGGATGTTATCTCTCGTTCTGAAGAATACTTGGATAAAAATATTATTGTTGATAATGTATTCAAGTACCAGTTTGATAAATCTATCATTTCCTTTAACAGTGTTATTATCAAAACACAATTGAAGTATTCTTCCCATAAGAACTTCAATATGAACTACAAGGAAATCAATCAGGAGAAAGACTCCGAAGGTTTATCCTATTTAGATAAGCTTGAAATGAGTGCTGTTAAGATTGACGAGAATATCATTCTCTTATCAAAGGTTAACATTGATAGCACAATCAAGCGTATCAAACGTGAAAATCGTATTAAGATTAGTAAAGATGAGATCAAGTTCTATACGGAACAATTTAAAGTGAACCGTATCAGTAAGAACTTAATCTTCTATTACTATAGTAAATACTTCGGTGGTTATAATGATTTGAACCATATTACCTTGAAGCAATATATCAAACTAATGATATTAATGAAGCGTAAGATGGAGTTCAGTGGTTACCAATACTTGAACCAAATCATTACCGCTAATATCAATGGTAAAATCAATAGTCGTACTATCCACAACTCCAAGTTCATTGAGAAAGTGGAAACCTCTTCCGTATACCAAAACATTCGGAATGAGAAGTTTAAGACGATTAATGATGCAGGTAAAGGTGATTTGATTATCAATATCTTATCCACCTTAATCAATACCGAGTTCACTTATGTGGATTATGATAATCCTGAATTGACAGGTGAGCCAATTGAAATGAATCTTGATATCTTATCACAAGAATTCTTAGACTTTGTAAACCAAATCTAAGTATATATTATAATAGGGAATAGCAATTGCTATTCCCTATTCTTTTTTAACATGAGGAGAAAATGATATGGAATTTAAAACATATATGAAACAATTGCTATTAGTGATTAATAAAGCAAAACGTTCTGATATGGTGGAATGGGGTAAACTACTTCACCAAATGGATCATTACGGTTCATACAAGAAAAAAGACCTAGCTCGGTTGCGTCGATATATGAAACAACTATATCATGATGCCGACGTTATACACCTTGACCCAGGCGATTACCAATTCTTTGCCGAATATATCACATATGAAGGTAAACTTCGACATCATAGAATGATGCAAATCTCATTACGCGATTATCTAATATTAAAGAAATTACAAAAAGGTAATTATCGTGGTGTGATAGACATACTACGAGGTGAACCTGATTCTGTAAAGAAAGAGTTTCACCCGATTGTTATGAACGCGATTCAGGAGAAACTGTGGTAAAGGTATGGAAATTACATCAATTCAGAATGTAATCCAGCTTCTTGAAGAAACTCCATATGCCAGATGGGAAGATAAAGAGCATCTGATGGTTCGCTGTCCCATCTGTGGGGACTCAAAGAAACATCATGATGGTGCTCATTGTTCTATATGGGTTCGTAATAATGAACCATTAGTATACCATTGCTGGATATGTGAAGATGCTGGATTGGTAGATCGACAATTCCTAGTCGATAAGGAAATCGGTGATATTGATAGTACGATGCAACTCGAACAGTTTAATCGTGCTAATAGTCGCCGTAGTGCTAGTACTAAACGTACTAAGAATGGGCAGGTACAGAATGTAGAAGTGCCTGTTATAAAAGAACATCATATGAATAAGGTGGATTATCTTAGAAATCGTTTAGGTATTAACTTCAAATTAGATCAATTAGAAGCCTTACGGGTAGTTACCTCCATTAAAGACTTCTTAGAAATCAATAAGATTGAAGTAAATAAGAAATACGAATGGTGTCTGGAACAATTAGAACGAGATTACGTTGGGTTCTTATCGAGATCAAAGAACTTTATCATCTTTCGTTCTATTAACCCAAACAGTAAGTTTAGGTATATCAACTATAAAGTTTTTGAACATATCGTGGATGCTGAGAAGTTCTATACGATACCCTCACAACCAGATATTATGGATAATGACGTTACTTTACATATCACTGAGGGGATATTCGACATACTCTCTGTAGCGATGAATATGGGTGAAAAACGTAAAGGAACTCATATCTATTCTGCCGTATGTGGTTCTGGTTTCCCTCGTGTATTAGAATTCTTTTTACGGAAAGGTTTCATTGGTAACCTAACCGTTAATATATATTCTGATACGGATAAGAAACCCGGATTCTATAATAACCTATTATATCTTAAAGGTTGGTATAAAGATATCAAAATTATCTATAACACCTATCCAGGTGAAAAAGACTTTGGTGTGCCGAGCGATAAGATATGTGCTCAAGAGGTCAAGTTACTTAGGAGATGATGACGTATGACAAATGAAGAACTCACAAAGATTATCACAGAGTGTATCCATGAGGCTAGACAACAAGCCTCTGATTACTTCGATAGTATGAATCCAAAAGACCCGAAACATATGGAATGTATTCTGGTTAGCGAGGATTATTGTGATACTGTATTGAGTGACTTACAGACAACCATACTCAAACGTATTAACTCGTAAAATAAATATATATTATTAACAGGTAAATTGAGGGAAACGACTCAATTTACATCTATATGGAGGGATGCTGTCAAACAAACTCCTATTCAATAAGAACCCCTTTTTATTGATAGACCAAATAACACACAAACTAACAACCTAACAGAAAACCCTTATTTTAACACACAAACCCTCGACAGCATCCTTTCCCATATATTATAATGAGGTATCGATGGATAACTTCCTAATGCTATAGCTTTCACTCCAATCTAGCTAACGGCTTAGGAGCCCCAACAATACGTTTCCTTGCAATATTCTACCGTCGGGTTCTTTCCCTTACTTCCCGACACTGGGTTCTCTCTACTCTCCCATAAACAACACATCACACCCAGGTAAGTAGAATATACAATTCCCTTCATGCATGGAAATAAAAATCTCTCCCGACTGCTCATCCCTAGGCAGTCACATCTTACACACGAAATAAATCACCCCTCCATCGATACCTCATTATAGTGTATGGGACGCAAGAAAATCGGATACGCATCAGCGTATCCGATTATTATATTTCTGATTAATTATTTTTTTTGATTTACTTTGTAAATCGATCTGATTGCATGTGTAATGATGGTAAGACGTATGTATATAAGATGGCTTGACACCAGGTCCTATGAGAAGAACATAACCAGATCTGTGGTACATAACATTGTGAAAACGTATCATGTGAAATGACTTGTATTAGTTTACAAAACTAGAAAAGTTAAGCATGTTCTGTTGATAGACTAATTCATGTTATGGTATATTATTGGAGGAAATGCTCGTACCACGTGACGAATATTGGACAATAATTAATCAATACTAGATTGTGGTGAATATAAACCTGTACTTTAAACAAATCTATAATATTCTCTTACTAGAAAGAGGTGAAACCGATTGGCTAGATTTATTGATAAATCAGAGTTTATCAACCAGAATGTCAACCTCGCAGAGAGTCGAATTACGTCACAATATTCTACGTTCCTGGAGCAAAAACCGACGTTCACTACATTCTATCATGTGAACACACGTAGATCTACCACAGATAAAGGTCTTAAAGATATAGAAGGATTGATTGATAGTCGTTCACCAATCCGTTATAATAAAATCTACAACTTCCCACTCTATGGTATCGAACAGATACAGTTAGATTTACAAGAAGAAGATGAAGGTTTAAACTCATCCTATGATGGCAATGCCGTTATTCTACCGAATACGATTTATCCATTACCTGATGACTATTTCTATATCGACTACTTAGGTCGTAAGGCATTATTCCGTGTAACCGATGTAAAATACGACACCATTAAGAGTAATGGGTATTATAATATAGCCTTCACTATTAAATCAGTAGACGAGCACGATGTAGATGTGCTCGATACATTAGTGGTTGAGGATTATAACTGCGTATTTGAGAATATTGGTACTGGTGATAACTGTTTAATTAAATCTGAAGACTTGCAGTTGATGAATCGCATTCGCCAGATTTATGAAAACCTTAAGGCTGGATACTTACAGAAGTATCTCAATGCAAAATACAATGCGTTACTATACATGGTAAGTTCTGAAAACATCATGTATGACTATACAATCTCTCGTTTTGTGAATAGAAATCAAATCTTCTATGATAAGAAAACGAATAATACTGTATATGTATATGAAGAAGAACGGCAAGTGAATAACTTTGAGTATGAGAACACGATCTATGATCGGGTAGTTCATAAAGATTTTGATGATTGGGAAGAAGTGTTAGCCTATTTTAACGTAGAACCTACGTTTATGATGGCTGAAGTATCTATCTTCGACTATTATCGAGATAGAAGAATTAAGTACATGCAATTCTTTGACTATCCAATAGGTCCATTCAATGATTCATACTATAAGTATATCAGTAAGGACTTCTTACATGCCATCGAATACCAAGATAGTACATTATTACCACCTAAGGAACGTCCTTGGGAACACTTTGTATTTATGTATTGCACAACCGACAATGTATTGAGTTTAACAAAATGGTTAGATAATATCGACCGTAGAAGGTTCCCATATAGCTTAGAAACCTTTGTTTTCATACCTTTGGTATTATATAGCCTTAGACAACTCATTAATCAACTTACTAATGATAGTAAGGCGTCCTCAAAAACGATGGACGAACATCTTCTTAAAAAAAATGATTAGTACTAATTTTTAGGAGGTCAATTACAATGGCTTTAAAAACGTTATATGCAACTTTCGAAGCAGAACGTGCAGAACAACAACATCAAGACTTGATGTTAGAACGTATTCTTGGTTCCGATGTACGTGATGCTATCATGGAAGCAGCGGAAGAAGAAGATACAAAAGAAACTAAACGTGATAAAACAGGTCACAAGGAAGAAGACTCTAAAGAAGATTCTAAAAAAGACGCTAAAGATTCTGAAGATAAAGAAGAATCCAAAGATGACGAAGGCTCTGATGAAGAAGCTACTGAAGAATCCTTCTTCTTAGACGAAGATGCTATCCTCAACTATGTAGGTGAAGCTGACGAAGCTGATGCTGAAGTAGAACCAGAAGATGACGCTGTAACAGAAGCTGAATCCGAAGAAACTGAAGATGAAGCTACTTCTGATGACGATGAAGCATTGGAAGCTCTTATCGATTCTATTCCTGAAACAGACCCTTCCGAATGTGGTGAATGTGCACCAATCGGTAGTGTTGAAGAAGCGTTAATTTTCGACGAAATCGATCGCTTAGTTCCTGATACTGTAATTTACTAATACTTAGTATATAGGAGGACTATTGATGAACGTTTTCACTGAAAAGAAACAAATCGTAATCGATTATCGTGGTGATATTCCTGTACTTAATGTAGCGGGTCCAATCGATATCCCTTATTGGGAAACATTGGAACATATCTCTCAAATGCTTATGTACAACGTACGTATCTATGAAGTATTGAGTGATGGTTCTAAAGTAGAACTCGATCTTTGCAACTACGATAAAGAAAACGACCCAAAAAAACAAGGCTTGAAACAAGCCTATGAACCAGTGACTAAAGACAACCCTACTCGTCTTGTAACTGATAAACCATTAAGCATTTCTGAAGTAACTGACAACTTCACTAAACCACAACCATTACCGCCTACTAAGATGGATATGATTGATGATACTAATTATGAATCTATGGTAACTGGTGAAGAACCTAAAGTTATTTCCAGTAGTGCTACTATTCGTGAAGAATCTAACAAAAAACAAAGCAAGAAACTTCAAAAAGCGAATAAAATCTATGTTCCACCAACTGTTGATGAAGTTGATGAAAAATAGTCAAAAAAAAAGAGAAGCGAATGCTTCTCTTTTTCTTACGTTTTTTATCGACTCAAAGCTTTGACTACCATAGGGGCAATGCCAGACTCGAAGAAGATTTCTAGTATAGGCCAGATATCCACTCTCATTTTACATCCCCCTTTCGCACGTTATCAAGTACTGTTTGGAATAGAGCTCTAGGATCTATTCCTTTCTGATAACACTCCCAAAGAATCATATCAACAAGAGTCGATGTATCATTGTTATTATACGTAGTCATAAATGATATCACCGTCCTTGTCGCGTTTGGCACTTGCCATATACTTGTAGGATTCTTCTTGGGCTTCTTGGAGCATGTCGTGTCCTTCGAATTCACCAACTACAATAAGTCGGAAGATAAGAGGATCAAGATTATATTCTTTCATCAAATACATAACCTGTTCACGATATCTTCTAGGAAGCTTAATAATCCCAACGATATCACCCTGAGTCTCTTTCATTACATGAGCACTCACCTGCTTACCTAATCTGGACACGATTCTACAATCGGTCCGTTCTAGCAAATCAATAATATCCATTAGTCTATTGGATATATTTTTTTGATTGTTATTTATCCAATTGGCTAGTACTGGTGTGATTTGGCTAACGGAGATCGCATCAATATACTCGATCTCCTTATTATTGGAGTTGATATAGTCTATTGCTCGATTGAGTTCAATAATCGGATCCCTTTTAGTTCCTTCACATACTCGAAGGAACTCTTGAATCTTATTCTCTAGCTCTCTACTAACAATTGCCATTGGTAGTTACCACCTTTCTTTTATTAACAGCAACTAATCGCTTAGGAGCTAATGAAGATTTTGTGTAATTATTAGCCCACTCTTCTAATGAAATATTGCGATACTTTGTAATATCGCGATAGTGATAGGAGTTGCGTACAGCATAACTGAACGTTTCTCCCTTTAACCATAAATCGTTAATTTCGGATTGTCTATCCTTCAGTAACGCCCATAGAACTCTAACTGTCCAGTTAGATATCTGAGTTTCGGTTGCTAACCGTTTTATAGAATCCTTAAAACGTTCAGATACCAATAGAGTTAGATTTACGAATGTTACATTTCGGTCTAATCCATGGATTCGACCACTAACAATCTCAACCCATCGAGGTACGGTAATCGTACGGGCATCCACTAGCATGGTTTCCACTAGCTCGATTAGTTCGTCAGGTTTATACATATCCATCAAGATATCATACATTCTACGGGGGATTTTAACCTCAATCGTAGAATGGTTTTTATTATCATTCTTACCTACGATAACCGTTTTAGCGTTCTTAGCTCGCTTTAAATCCTCCTTATGTAGTTTAAATTCAGACTTTGGTGTCTTACTGATACTGGATAGTCTGATATCCAACACTTTCCCACAGTGACGACAAATTACTTCACCGTCTTTTGTCGTGGTCACACTCAGTTGACCACTTGGTCCACTGTGAGTACATTGGATTAGTCGCATAAGCTGTGGGTTCTTTTGTTTAACTAAGTCTTTCAACGATTTAATCTCATTTCTTGACAGACCTGAAACATCAATTTTTGTTAACATTGTATTTTCCTCCTTATTATAAAGACATGAGGATTTCTTATCCTCATATTTATAATATATACTTACATCCGCTAGTTATGCGGTAAAAAAAAGAGAATGGTTGCCCATTCTCTTTCTTCTTTATTCTTCTTCAGAAGGAAGTTCTTTAGAAGCCATACGTTGCAATTTAAGCTCTTTCATCATTTCTTTATACTGTTTCTGAGCTCGATTATACTTCTTAGCTTCGTCTTTAATCTCTTCTTTGAAGAAGATATCGTAATCGGACTTACGATACTTATTGTAAGTAGAAGGTTTAACAAATTGACGACCTAATTCCTCGAAGGATAATGATAGAGCAATGGATGGACTATACGCCAATGCTTTACTTACCGTTAAGATTTGGTAATCATCCATCTTCTCTTCGTTATTAAACGCAGGTGGTTGAAGAATATCTTCAGTACTGCGAATCAATCCTTTGAGAATCATTTCTGTATGTACTGAGTCTACACTCATACCTGAGTCGATAGTCAACTTATTGTATGCATTGACCATTTCATCGATGGTTTCACAATTATAATGGTCCTTCTTATCCAATAGGCGGATAATGTTTTTCAATGGTTTACTTACTTCGTTATTAACGATATTGATCATAGCGATTGGGGATTCGATATCCAATGCACTCAATTTAATACCAACGAAGTCAGCACCAATTGGTTTTAGATGACGACTCACATCTGAGAACAAGTATAGCTCACGAGGATCATCAGGTTTTCCAATTTCTTGAATAGGAATCATCTCGTCTGTATCCTTGTTCCTGAGGTAAATGATCTCTGTATGATCATTGAAGTCGGAACTACTAATATCATCCATGGTATACAAATCTTCGTTTCGGATTTGCAAGAACCATTGATTCAAATCCTCTTTGGAATCTACATTAAAGATGATTTTGTTGGCATCCAATGCAAAGAATCGATAGAAGTCAGCAGAGAACTCAACCTTATCAGAGTTTGTCTTCAGCATATGTTTAGTAGACAAAATCTTTTGTTGGATAGGGTTATTTGTTTGCGTGGCTGCAAATCGACCTGCATGGAAGCTCGGTGTATTATTAATATAATACAAGTCACCATAACATTTATGACATACACCATCATGTGCTGTACATGTAACAGGAGAACGCATAAGGATTGTTTTACCAATTAAGTGTTCATCCGTTTCCATGTTGACTACGTGTAATACAGATGGATCTTCGTCTGGTAGACGATAGTATCGTCCATTAATCTTCTTCAGTACCTTGCGGTTTGTAACCTGAAGACTAATCAATCGTTTTGTATCACAGTCATCTACAGTCTTACTGATGTTATAAGACGATGTAAGAATCATAGTCTTATAAGAGAAGTGACCTGATTTACCCATAACTGTACTATTCATGATCAACGCTTTTGGACCAGCTTGACCATCGATATAGAAGTTATTGATAGAGTTTAGGCCACCAGCGATATAGTTACTATTGATAGGTACTGGAATAACATTACCCTCAACATCAGGTTTTAAACCACCAGAGATAGCAAACTCTTGCAACTGACCAGTGTTAATACCCGCACCAGTTACTAGGAATGGTTTCAAGTGGTTCTCTTCATCATTGACGATAATATCTAAGAACTCTTTACGAGAATTGAAGATCGTATCTTCAATTTCTTTTGGTTGTAGTGTATCATCTAGTTTCGTGTGTAAGATTTCACGGAATCTAGGATAACGTTGAGCTAAATCGATGAATGATTCCATATCCATTGTAGTACCTGCTAAGATACCAAAGTCTGTAAAGATTTGGGATAGGGAATAAATCATGTCATCCAATGCTTCATTCATAGATACAATATCTACTTCTTTATGATATGGTGCAATGAGATTGTGATTGATATAGTCGGAGATATAATCCTCTGTAATCTTAGACCCATCAAAGATATGTGGGCTGCCGATGTCTTGCACTTTATCCAATTTTCTGAACGCATTCCAGATAATCATATTAACGATAAAATGAGTAATTGGTATCGTTTTAATCTGTTCCGCCTTATCACCAGAAAATCTAAATTGTACAGGGTGTTTACGAACCTTCTCTTGTTCATATCCCTGTTTCATATACGTGTATAGCTCATTAAATAGAGCTTTCCATTGTTTCTTATCTTCTACAATGGAGTGGATGTTAAATACGGTTTCAGTGAGTCGCTTATGATACGCATCATAATCGATTTCACCAACGATTTCTACATCATAACTTGCCATAATTTCCTCCAAAAATATAATATATCAGTTACAATATTGGATTGTAAACCTCAGTATACGAACTTACTATGGTACTAGAAAGATGGAAGCATTTGCTTCCATCTTATTGTAACCTCCGCAAACGTTTGGCGATTTCATTATAATCAAATGCAATCAATTCATTGGCAGCAATGTCGTAGATTCGATTCACTCGTTCTGGAGTATCATCTCTATTATCGAAAATATCAACAGTCTTATCAGCTTCATTGTATTTAGCAAAGTAGTTAATATGTTTCATAGCACAATTGATTTCTGTTACCAATTGAGATGGGTCGTTTGAACTCGTGAAGATATTAATTTCGACTAAACCATTCAATGGATTACGATGAATCCCGATAGTGTGAATCATATCAGAAGGGTTATCCAATTTAGATGGTAAGAATATATAATCCAAATCTTCTTTACTTAACGATTCGATTGTTTCTTGATTACCCATCCATCTGGATGCTACATATACACCAGGACATAGTCTATCTAGTGCCTTATATAATAGAATGATTCCGCCATATTCGGGGAAAGAACGAATAACAGCTGGTGTCACATACTCATCAACCATTAAGTCATCGATATTAAATACCCGATTAAATGGCAACCAACCATATGATGTGATATGGGACATATTGATTTTGGTATCAGCTCGATGGTCCCAAATCTTGATTGCTTTATATGTACCAGGCAAAGTCTTCGCATATAAGCCAATTACATCATAATTATCAATATCGGTGATATAGCAGAGTTGCTTATCATCCCAATCATAGATTGTTACCGTATTATTGTATACGGTATAATACGCCCAAGGGCATTCAGGAATGAAACTGTGTACATTAGATGACACAAGCCCAATTTCATTTACCTGGAATACGTGTAGTAGTGTATTCATATATGAATCTCCTTAATAAATAAAATCTAGTAGTTTCAATAGTCCATATATCATCGATATACAAACCACGGTGAATCCGATATAGACCACCCATTTTACAAAGTTATAGATACGTTCACCCATCATACCCATCTCCCATTCTATAAGTCAATAATGTTACTCATATGCGATGTACCAGAACGAGTTCGTAAGGTAATATCCCCAAGACTTTCTAAGATAGGATTAAACTTAGAGATAATATCATCTACCATAGTATCAATATCCATGGTGTCGATAACCCATTGCGGTAAGCGATCGATATTTTGCGGAATACCAACAACGCTAATACCCCCCTTAGCAATTTCTTGAATTGGGCTATCGAAGATTTCTTTACGAATCGCATCAGCAGCATCGCCGAATCGACCTACATTTTCATTAAATTTCTTCTCTGTTTTATAATCCATCTTAACGATAAAGATCTTCTCAGGAAGATTAATGAGTCGATTCTTCTCAACCGCATTCCATACAATCGTAGCTTTAATTGCTTGCTGACTATATGGCTTCTTATAGGCTTCAGGTTCTTTTGCAGATACCAAGTTCAGATAGGTTAACTCACCATCTAAGAACGATTGTCTAAGGACTTCACGGAAGTTCTTAATCTTACGAATAATGGTACTTACGTTAATCTCATCAACATTCAAAATATCATCATGAATGATAGATGTGAAGAATTCTTTAACATCATCTGATGTGGTTGACTTAATGAAGTCAAGACCAGAGATTTTAACCATAGGTGGATCAATTAATTGACCTTCTTGAAGACGTGTGTATGATACATACCGTTTCTTCTTAGGTGTCAAGATCATCGTCAGATTATAGAACTCATTCTTCATATTGATACGATGATGCTGGTCTTCTGGCATATGTACATCTTGACAATATCTCTCTAAGAAACATTGAGAATATCGTGTCAAGATATACGCCATAATATTACAACAGATGAAGTCTAATTCATCTTCATTCTCAGCTGCTACCTTCGGTGTAAGATTTTGTGTTAGCATTAACTCCATATACTTAGCAATGGTAACCATTGTGGAGTCAGTATCTTGTGTTACCGTGGCAAATCGAGTATGTTGACTATCTCGAACGATACGAGATCGTGTTGGATGAATATGACATACGTTATGGTAGATATACATCCATAACTGAGTGATGTCATCTTCTATTTCTTCCGGAACCCTGTTTGGATTACGGAATGTTTTGGTTTCGGAACATAGTTTTGTTAATAGTTCCTTAACCTCATCTACATCTCGTAGGAATGTATATAGGTTATTCTTGAAATATAAACGAAGGATATCATACTCACTTAAATCGGATACAACTTTAGTGAGTAGTATACGATATTCTTCATTACGAGATTGGTCAGTTCTAAATTGAGATAGTAATCGAGTTACAGTACGTTCTATCATATCATCATGATACGGGTTAGACACTTTGAACTTCTTGTCCATCTCTGTATTCACTACCCTATCAATGAAGAGAAGGCATTCATCTAAGTCGAAGAACTTGATGTTACCTTCCAATAACGCTTCGAATGAAGTTTCTGCAGTAGCGATCAATGCTTGACCTGTACCTGTAGTGGATGCTGCCACATACAAATTGTAGAATACTGACGTATCTGCGCCAGCAGCACCGTAATATGAGTTGGCGATAACCTTCTCATTACCTTGACCTATATCTCTCACAAGGAACTCATATGACCCTTGTGGGTATTTCTTACGTTCAGCTTTAATCTTATTACGATTATCCAAGCTTTCAATCAACAAACCTGCTGAGGCATTTGCTGATTTATCATGTGGTTTAAATAATACGCCATAACCTGCTAAGATAGGTTTTTGCTTAGCAAAGAATTCAGTCATGGCTAATAGGGATGTATCTCTCGATGTCCCCAAGTAGTTATTATCCAATATACATGGATGGTCTTTCATCCGAGTATTGATAATACGATACAATCTATCTTCAATATCTTTTTCAGACATCGATGGATAGGTTCGTTGTAGTTTAGATTTCATCTCAGCTACCCATTCATGTGAGAATGATAGCTCGGATTTATCCATACCCATATTTTTCTCCTCCTTTTTAATATAAAAAGTATATCATAATGGATACATCATTAATGTATCCATTCAAATAATATATATTTGTAACTCATTCTATGAAAAATCAGAAATAAAGAGAATACGGAACGAGTCCGTATTCTCTTTATTATTAAGGGTTAACTAGTTTAATCTTGAAGGCTTTGCTGATTGGTTGGATAGTTACTTTAGCTATTAGTAAAGTAATGACAGGAACATCTCCACCTTCAGGGACCTTTTTAGCAATAATTTCCCATTCGTGTTTTTGTTTAGTAGCAATGACTGCACCAGTAGCAGCATCCACACATTGGATACCTACTTTCAAAGACACATTTTGATGATGAAGTCTATCTTGATCAACATAGTGTTTTCTAGCAGTAATCGTATCGAATGTTGAAGCGTCGAATGCGAAGTACACAGTCAATGAACCACCATATGGGAAGTCTGTAATACCAACCTCTTTTGGATCTGCATCACGTGAAGGTGTTCTAATACTATCTCCACCATTGTTGTAGTTCAGATTTACACGAGTTAACTTATCAGCACTATTCATATACTCATAACCCAATACACCACTAGTAAGCAATTTGCTTTCTGGTAGGATTTTACGTTTAGAGGATACTTTAATAGTATAGGTATCGAGTTCTTGCATATTCGTTACAGTAACTGTTTTCCAACCAGGACCCAATGGGTCCGTAAGTTGCTTAGTTTGTGTACCGATAGCAGTAAAACGATATTCGTATTTATCATTGTTTGGAATTTGGGAGAATAGGTTAAGATCCATTCCAGGTAACCATTTAATTCGTCTAGGTGATGTGATAGTACATTGTGTAGTATCTTCATTTGGTTTCGTATTGTAGCCAATACTATTGAAGATAACAGGGATGTTGCCATCGTTATTGTACTTATCACCAGAGAATTTGTTACGATGTTGGGATTTAACCATCTCTACAAATTTCAATCGGTTTAAGGCACCACCAATGTAGTTATTGTGTAACGTATTAATCGATTGACCAGATTGACCATCGATAGTTACAGATACTAAGTTACCTAAACCTAAATCTTTAGTAGTAATTAATCGAACGATATATTCTACACCACTAGCGTATTGAGTGATGAATGGGATATCAAGAATTTCAGAAGTTACATAGGCTTTATCAAGTATACGTAACCCAGCTACTTTCTCAACACCATTCTTACGTTCTACTACAGTGATGATAGCTCTATTTTCATCATTCGGAATCGTAGCATGTAATCTAACTGCTAAAATATCCCCTGCTTGATATGGGATATGAGTTAAATCCCAAGTTGCTTTACCTAATGATTTAGCACCAATAGATAATGTGGCATTATTGTGTAGGATATCACAGTAGTTATTTTCCACAGAGAAACCTTCAACAGAGATAGTCTTAGATTCAGTCATAGGAATGAATTTAAGTGTAGCTGCATTGGATTTCAAGCTATTTGGAATTGGTAATTCTGTTACATGATCAGTACTATAACCAAGTTTAGTAGCAGAGATATAACCATTAGCCGTATCTAATAACACATACCCTTTCGTTGTATTGGATGGAACTGTTTCGATACGAACAGATTCATTCTCAAACTCAGTAAAGTATAAGTTAGTATCAACCTTACGACCAAAGGAAATCGCTGTATGAACAGGTAAAGATGTGTTACCATCCTTTTGGTTAAGTCGTTTCACTGTCGCTGGTTTAACTACAGAGATGGTATCAATACCATACTTAGTAATTACTGCGTCAATATCAGGCATACCAATTGAGTAAATTTTCTTATCAGAAGCACCAGATAGCTCGATACTATATCGGTTCTTATTATAGCTTGGGAATATCGTTAAGGACTTGGACGCATTCGTAGCTAATAAGATACTATAGTCGATAATCTGATTATCAGAATCTTTCAAGTAGATGTATTTCTTATCATTAGTATTGGTAGCGAATTTAAAGACTTCGTCTAAGTAGATAATGATATTAGGACTATATAGACGACTAAGTTTAGTCAAAGAATTCATGTAGTATAAACGATAGTCAGGATACATTTCAATCGTATTTGGACGATATACTGTATCTTCTGGTGTTACAGGAGCCATTGTACGTAAGCGAATTGCATTACGATTCAATACATCATTAGAAATGGAATTACCTACTGTTAAATCTAAGTATGTATGTGTCGCAGCATTGCTTAAACATAGAATAGCAATTTTGTCAATCTTATTTCTTGCAGATGCTATATTGTTACAGAACCCGGTTAGAGTTGGAACAGATGTTGCATTCATAGTGAAACTAGACCCTGCGTTATTCACAACAGTTTTCATAGTGGTATGATAACCAGCTACAGCATGTTGATGAATTTCACTTGTTAAGTTAGCTTCATTAGCAGCAAGAGCAGATACATCAATAGGAATTGAAATCGTAGCTGTTTCCAAATGATAGGAGGTGATCGCACGATCTTTGAATTTAAAGATGACGTTAAACTTATCATTTTGAGTTGGTACGTATAGCCATTGGCTACCTGTATCCACTACTTTAGATACAGTGATTCCATCAATTGTGCTAGTGATACTGTTACACATAGTCATCGCATTACCCACATGAACTTTCATCATAGGAAGAGTTACGTATTGTAACGTAAATCCATAGGATGGATTTTCAGCGGTGAATGTGATGCTATCATCCATGTCAACGGTATCAGTAGCAAACATAGCAATGACATTTCGTGTACGATTATCAGTAACCGTTAACACTTTAGTTTCATTACCAGTATTAGTCACATTCAATAACTGTTCATGTTCAATCGTAATCGTACGAGTTAATCCTGTTTCACCTTCACCGTACATAGGGAATGTGTCAGGAGCAAATCGTCCACTTCTCCAACCATCAGAAGAGATAATACAATCAGTAGGAATACCTTCACCGAATGTAAGTTCTAAACATCTAGGTGGAATATATCGTTTGATTCTAAGAACGCAGTTATTATATCTTTCATCTAACCGCAATGCATTATCACCTAATGCTCTAGTAGCATTAGCTCGATTATCATAACGGTATTTATCAACCACTACACCAGTTTCTTTATTAGTAAAGATAAGGTCAAAGTAACCAAGGTTCACTTTAGCACCTTTGTTTTCTTTCACTAAATTAAACATGAAGATGGAGTTATCAATGAAATTAACATACCGTTTACCCGCTGGAGTATCTGGAGTTACTCTATCCAAATATTGTGCTGGAGTTGAGTTACCAGCATCCACTGAGTAGGTGTAGATGTCTTTGAAGTCAACGTCAGATTCACCGATTTCAATCTTGTAGATATGCTCTACAGCTTCATTTGCAATGAAGTATTCGTTAAATGGTGATTGGCAAGTGAATGTTAAATTACTTACGGGTTTATTTGGGTCATATAATGCAACGGCAGATACAGTACCTTCTGCTGTACCAACACGAACAGTAGTCATTGTATTAGGAGTACTATTCAATACAACAGGGGATTTGTATGTTACATCCATATAGTTTCTACCATTAGCAAATAATGGATAGAAGTTTTCTTTATAACGACCAATATCAGTTGTTCGTTCTCCAGTCAAGTTAGAGGATTTAGGAACTACAATAGTACCAATCTCAGCTTTGTTAGTGGTTACACCATGGAGTTTCAATAGGTTCTTAGCATTGAATAATGATAAGTACGCATCACCAGGTTTAAATTCACTATCCACTGGAACTGGGATATCAATAGCAAACCCGCTAGCCCCGAATGTAGATTCATGGATGAATGGGTTGATTTCTGGATCATTAGGGTCATTGTTAGCGTTATCGAAGAATGTAGATTTAACAGTAACCGCAGTATTTAGTAATACTCGGATAGTGGATGTACCACAGTCGACTCGCAATAACCCATTTTGTAATGTATCCATAACGATATCACCGATACCATCAACATAGATACCATCTACACGATTAGATACTGTATAGATAGATTTAATATGATCTACGAACAATGGAGAAGTTGTATCAATATGGATAGTCTTAGCTGTACTAGGAATCGGTTCATACGCTAAGGAAATCCGAGTAATTGGTTTTTGTAACGTAATTGTTAAGCTACCAGTATTCGGATTACAGAATTGGCGACTAATGATTTTACCGCTATCTAAATCACGAATCACAAGAAGTTTATTCGTAGGACCGATTAAACCTTGTTTAGTAATTGTGAATGTGGTAGTGTTAGTGAATTCATCATATAAAGAGTAAGTATCTTCTGTAAAGACTTTTGGGCTGTCAATATTCTCGTCATCTTCCCATTTACCATTGGAAAGAACACCGTCATCAGGGAAACCACCGTTGAATTCCATATACAATGGGAATTTAACTTCTCCTCGACTTGGGTCACGTTTCTCGATTGTTACAGTCATAGAACCAGGGATGATATTGAGAACTTGATTGATTTGGTCTTCAGCTTTATTTGTTAGAATATGTGTATATACCAAATGATTATCTGTGTCAACTACCTTAACGTAGTATTTGCGGGATAATTCTTCAGTTGCCATAAACTTGATACGTACAATATTGAGCTTCTTAGCATTCAGTGTTGTACCATGAGCAACTTCTTTAATGGTATGGTCAAATTCATTCTCAACGATAACGGAAAGTTTAGCTTTCGTTTCATCCGTGAATGGATTAGTACCTAGGAATTTGATGACAGAATCAGTTGGTTCAGTCAATGCTTCATATTCACCAGGTTCAGGTAATGTAGGTTCTGGTGTAGCAATATGTTCTGGCATACGAGGATTTGGGTCCACGAATGGAACAATCGTTACATCAGCAGGTGGTTCTTGAGGAAGAGAATGTGGATTAACAGAACGTTTTGGTTTAGTATATGTACTGATATGAGTACGGTTATAACCATTACCGTCTTCATCGCTATCTCTATCATGAATCATCTTATAGTTAGCTGGATTGAGATCGTGTAAATCTACACCATCTAGTTCAGTTGGTTCTGGAGTTTCTTCTTCTTTTTCATGAAGAATCTCTGTATCATAGTCATAAATAGTTTTCACATTACCGAAGGAGATACCATTTTCGATATACTCACGTTCTGTAATCGTTACACTATCATCAGGAATATTGTCATTCGCTAACCCTTCATATACGTTTCTAGGAGGAGGATTTACACCACCAGTTTCTTCTAGGGTTTTATCATGCCACATATAGAAACGATTTTCTTGGGCTACATGCCAACGTACACGGTCATCACCATTGAGTAATACGCGATAACCATAATTCTCATCGAATAATGGTTCGTATAGCTCTAGGTCATACCGACGGTCGGCATTAACGAATCGATTGAAGAACCAATCATCCAATAAGTCTTTATACCAGTTACGAATTTCATTCAAATCTTTGATTTTCCCATCAGGGTTAACCTTTTCAAGAGAATCCAATACGTGTTTTTGGTATTCTTTATCCTTATTGAATAGACGGTCTGCTAAGTAAGCAGAATCTTCATCAATATCGAATTTAAACATAGCATCGGAAGCATGAACCTTTTCATAGATTTCAAGGTTATCCAATGTGTTATGTTTCTTTAAGGTTGTGATAATGAACTTAAATGGAGCAATGATTTTGATATCTTTCTTATGAAGACGAACACCATTCAAGTAGATATCATGGTATGCTAAACAGATAGGTCGAGATGTTTTACCTTCTAAATCAACAAAACCATCATTACGAACATGACGACGATGATAAATCAATCGTTCATCATAACCTACGTAAGCGATACGGTGGAACGCTGTTTCGCCTGCTTTAATAGGAAGATTGAATTTTGGACGTTGTTTGAAGTTCTCATGTTTATAGATAACATAAGAGTTCTTAGAGAATAAACGACCATCTTCTGTATAGATACGAAGACGCGGTTTTACATCTTGCTTAACGTTAGTGATGTTATTTTGTAAGTTGAAGTTAACCCCAATATCACGTAAGTAATCATCACCACTATTCTTGCGAGTATAAGTAACCAATTGGTTATTAGCGCGTAAGAATACACCTTTATTAGCGTTCGCAGGTTCTTTAGGAACGATACGAAGTTTCATCTTAGGTGAGATATAGTAAACGGAATTAGTTAAATCCAATTTAGATTCAACGTTATCCATTTCCGTATCTATAACGAATACATCATATCTATCATTAACGAATTCGTTTTCTTTATTCGTTAAGAAGAAGGAATTAGCTACTGTAGAAGTCTTAAGAATATTCTTAAGCGGTACTTCTAACCCTTCTTGTGGAATAGATGGAATCCAATAACCGAAGTTGATACCATCAAAACGTTCTACCTCAATCATAGAATCAGGTTTGATTAGTCGTTTTGGTAAGTATACATATTGGAAACCTCTATGTACAATAATAGCAGATGGGATAACCATCTTACCATCGATATAGAATAGATAGGAGTTCGCATCGTCGAACTTCATATCATTTTTGTATGTAAATACATATTGCGTTTCAGCAAATGTTTTACGATCAACTTGAATATGGCCAGTAGGATCTACAGGAACATCTTGTTCTGTAGAGTTACGTTCTTTAGAAGCCAGATGTTCAGCACTCCATTTGGAGATATCATGATACCAACCTGTTAAGAAACCGTACGTTCTACGTTCATATTCGAGATAGAATTCAGCCCATAGTTTGATAAGACCACTAATCGTGTTCATCTTATAATGGAATGGGTTCCATCTATCTGACATATCTACTGCTTGGATACCGTCGTTCTTTTCAAAGTAATCTTTGAGACGATAATCCCAATCAGCAGGTTTGTAATTTTGTAATAACTCAGGAACCGAACCTTGTTGATAGCGATCTAACAATCGTTCTGTTTCTAAGTAGAAATCCATTTCAGTATCGAATTTGATATGACGGTTCTGTGTAGCTTCGTCATATAAAGCAATCAAGAGAAGCTGATACTTCTGAGGATTACTTATTTCGATAATGTTCGGATAGTGTTCCGTTAAGACTACAGTACCATCGTTTGGTACATAATCTCTACGGTTTGGATGTTTATATAATACAATGATATCATCTTTAGGTAACGGCATCTTTTGTAGTTCAAAATCTACGAAGCGTTGTGTAGCACTCACAGCTTTGATTTTGAATAGAAGTTCCGTACCCACTAAGATAACACGGTGTGTATCGGCATAATCTGCGATATTAATACCATCAAATGTAAAGTTGGTATAGTCTGGGTTATAATGTACACCACCCGTAAATTCAGTTTCCAATGTTTGTTTATTTTGGAAGATAGCGAAGTAGTTATCGGTTACATTGAATTCACGTTTAGTAGAATAGAATGCATTCAATAATAACTTACTACCCGCTGTATTAGTTGCATTAATCGTTTCCGCTACAGAAACGATAGCATTTGGAATGAAGAGAACATTGATTACTTTAGGTGTATCGATAAGATATTTAGCCAAATCTTTACGTCTAAAGTAGATATATGTGAACTCTTCGTTCGGTTTAATTCTAATATTCGTGATTAACTTATTATCTACGAACACTAGTACGTTGTATTTAAAAAGCTTTCGATTTCGATTGATTTCATCGAAGGTTAACGCTTTATTATAGATTGCAGAATCACGCCAAGCTTTACGACGACCTGTTGCAATAAACTGATGTTTCATAGGGAAGACGAGAACTCGTTCAGAGTTCACGTCATCAAACATTTTGATCCCCACTTCAGTTTTCAACTGAGCTGTCGTAAATCGTTCTTCGTGATAAGCTACCAAGTCGCGTTGGATTTGATAGTCGTATTGATAGGATTTAATCTGCATATCAGCAAAGAATTGTCTAAACATCTTAGGATTCAAATCACCTAAGGCTAGATCCTTCTTTACCGTATCCTTGGTAATATCTTCAGGCATAGTCAGTTAACTCCTTTATGAGAAACGATTATATGAAATTATTTACCTTTCGCAAAATTTGCTACTACGGCATAAAGTTTATCACCGGATTTACCAATGATATCATCAAATGCATATTGGTTGTTTAAGAAACCACCATTAACAGCACTAGCGATATTGAAGATAAAGTAGTTGAAGTTCTCCAATGCGAAGAGTGCTGCATCACCATACATTTTACAGAAAGATTCTACATAACCACGAACTGTCAAGTCTTTCATTGTGTTCGTAATCATATACGCAGAATCATGAATTTGTGTAATGAAGGTAGCGATATTTGCATAGTGTTCCGGTTTGAATGCTTGTTCAATATCACGAACAGCAATCTCTGTTAAACCAGATACTTTCAATGCATAGTTTTGAACCATATCGCTATCTTGTACTTTCAAGATAGATAAGAAGTAATATTTAGCAGTCAAGTATAATACCTTAGCAAATGCTACTTTATCCACATTGAGAGCGAATAATTTATTGAATACACGAGTTAGCATGTGAGCATAGATAGATGCTCCATCTGTGTATAGGGTTGTATTATTTAGCTTAGAGAAGTTTTGTTGTACTACTCTAGCAATGTATGCGGATTCCAATAGTACATAGAGTTTCTTTGGATCCACATCAATTCGACCGCTATCATCTTTAGCATAATTTGCTACACGGTCAAGTACGGCAATACCAAATAAATTTTGTGGGTTGCCTGCTAAGAAGAATGGGAATGGAGGTGGTAGTTGATGGTTCAAGTTGGAACCAACTGGTAGCATCTTACCATATAACCCATTTTTATGTGTGAATGCGTTCAATACATCATTCACTAGCGGATACTTAAAGTATCTGCGAATGTTACTAAGTGCTTCATCAACAGCAGATGCATCTACGACAACGGATTTTACTAAGTAGTTCTTAAGCAATCCGTCCATCTTGCCGCTATGGTTAAAGATGGAATATAGATACGAATCTCGGATGGAAGATAATTGACGTGTACTCATTACGCTTCTTCTCCTTTAGTTCCTAATTGTTTAAATTCTTCTTCGTCGATATCTTCGAAGATAATACCATCAATTGGAATATCCAATTCGGTATTCAATATGATTATATCATAGGTAATGGAGTCGCTAATCACACGATCAACGAGATCTTTACGCATATAATATTCGAATGAGCGGATAACGATGATATTGTAAGTCATATCAGGGTCCACTACTGGGTCTGGATATGAGATAGAGTCTAGCTTCGTATTGTGATGTGTTTTGACTCTAGTCTCGGATAAAATTCCTGGTTGTACTGGGAACAAAGAGAACACGATATCTTCAGTATACACACTCTCCATCATACGGTCGATTTCAATAGAGCGGTTGAGTGTTAATACACCATCTAATGATTCGACGCTATTATGGGAAATAAAGTGTACAGAAGAGTTCTCTTTCTTATTATCAATGGAATCAAAGAATTCTTGAGCTCGTTGCTCTTGTTCGTTGGTTAATGGTAGTTTGTATCTATTCTTAAGATATTCCGCCATACTAACTTCATTGATAATTGTGTTTTTGCCTAACATAATCCAAAATCTCCTTTACTTTTAAATACATTAATCTCTTGTCGATGCAAAATAAGTGTACTAGACGTATAAATTGTCTAGTACACTTAGTCATTAATCGATTTTTACATTCTTTAGAATTTCGATGACTTGTTCATCTTCCAGTTCAGGAACTTCGGCATGATGTTTCATTTCCTCCTGAATCACTTCATCGGGAACTACGTTCATACCAATATATCCAAAACGGGTATTTAACAATACCACTTTTACTGGAGAGTCTGGATTACCCATAACTACAAAAATAGGAGCCCCAATCGATGCATTGATACGGTCCGTTTCTTCAACGACTTCGTTAGCATCAATAGACTCAATGAATTTGCAGATGGCTTTAAAACTTGGGTGATTATTAGGTTTTACAATGCGAATCAACTGAGCACCGATTCGCAAAGGACCTTCACCCACAGGAACTTCAGCATCAGGGAGTTGGTTAAATTCTCTGATGTCTTTTAATAATTGCTTAATTTTCTTAATCTTCATTTACGTCCTCCAAAAAATATTACTTATCGCTCTTTATAATCATATTCATAATATGATTGTAGATCACTTATATTATCACTAATTTGATTAATATAAAGATTATTCACATAGATGAGAATCCGGTAGGTAGCATCGACGTTCTTATTGTAAATCAACACCCGTTTATGAGGGAGATCTACTACGTAGTCAATTTTATCATCAGGTTTCTCTTTTTTTCCTTTTAAGACCGTTTCATTCTTTAAGATAATGAAATTAAATAGAATATCTGTACTAATACCATGACTATCATGATACTGTAAGATTTCATCTAATACCGAATCACCCAATAACTTGGATAAGTCCAATACATCAGGTTCTCTTGGTTCTAACCCTTCTTCAATTTGGAACATATTTGTGAATAGGAGCTTATATCCATTCTCATCTTCTTCACCAAATCGAATAGATGGTGTGTAGTATGTGCGGATATTGATACCATCAGTGCTACCGATATCCAATCCCATATTAGCTTTGAATCCAACGTCATCACGTTCTGTACTCAATTGGAATTGACCCATAGTATTAAACTCAGCTGTCAATGTGAAGTTAATATTAGCAGATTCAGATACGGAACCATGTTTAGCCAAATCATCCATAGAGATATCGGTAAACACGTATTCCATTGTAACTGGGTAGTATAAGAAGAATTCTTCATGGGAAGATGCAGTTTTCTCTTTATACGTCCAATACTTATTGGAGTGGCCTGTTAGATACTCCAAGAATGGTTTAACAGACATCTCTTCATTACGAAGTGGTTTTTCTGATAACGTAGATATCTGTTCTACAATCTGACCTGGAACAAAGCACTCTAATGCCGTTTGTTTCCAATAGACTTGATTTTCATTGAATCGATTAATCAACGAGCTATACACGTTCACTTGTTGATAAGCTGTATCAAACATCATTGTGACTTGCAATACTACACGGAACCGATTCGTGAAATAGGATAATGATATATCATTCACGTCATCACGGAATAATGGAAGGAATTGACCATAGTTCTTATTAAAGTTCGTTGCATTATACATACGAGTGAACATGGAACCTGCCATGAATATGTCATCATTAAATTCCAAATGTGGTCGGATAATCAAGATAGGTCGATTCTTCTTAATGAATGCGGCTTCTTGACGGTTTTCATTTATCTTAAATTCTCTATAAGCCATACGGCTAGAGATATGAGTGTGCTTAAAAAAATTAGGAGTGAATAAACTTTTAATGAATTCAGTCATCTGGAATGTCACATTACCAACGGTATGTGCCAGACTAGAATTTACTACAGCTTGGTTCATTAGTATCACCTCTACAGACTTGTCTAATGAAGTACTTATAAATGAAAACAATATGGTAATGCAAGATTGGTTGTCTTGTATCCTGGTTTGGCTAACTTACCTAAAAATCTTCTCTTATACAAAAACAAATACATTGAATGAGTATATGGCTTCGGTCATATACTCATTATAACGTAAAAAAATAAGGATGTACTCAAGCGAGTACATCCTTTATCTTATTTATTACAGAACTGATACAATCCGATCAATTGGTCTTTAATCAAGGAGAACTTGTTATTGAAACGGCCTGTATTACGGTCGATAACCAATGATTTATGTGGATTGAATACTTGGTCGAAGGATTTCTTCAACTCGTTTGTTTTCAATGAGATGATGTTCAATACATCACCATCAAAGTCTGCATTCAATGATGTTAGGATAGAGATTGGTAAGCTACAAGAAAGATCATCGTAATCTCTCTTAACTTCTGCAATTTCCATACATACGAAAGAACCGAAGTCAATTGTAGGATTTCGGTTGAGTAGAATTTTGTTCTTATGTTTCGTGTTAGCAAGCATGTATTGAATGATTTTATAAATCTTAGGATCGAATTTACGATACCCTTTAAACCATTCATCTACTGCTACGTTATAACTAACACCTGTTAATTTAACGATGAGATTAATAATCTCTTCTTTATAGAGTTCCATGAACCCTACGTATGGAAGACGCACTTGGTAGGAACGTAACTTTGCATCAGGAATGATTACGTTACGAGAACTAAAGTTTACTTTACCTCCCAATATATTTCTACGGATATGACCTTCTTTCTCTGTAAGAGATGTGAAGATGATACTGTAGGCTTCCATCAATTTAGTTTGAGCACGGAATAGGTTCTTATTAACCTTAGCAATATTCCGTTGATTTAAACCATCAGATTCTTCATTCAAACGTTCGAAGTTACCATACATCGCATTGTAACATGTATCAATCTTTGTATAGGAATAGTCTTCGTTTGTGAAGAATACAGGTCTAAGTACAGAAGAGAAGATTGGAACTTCTTGGATAAATATCTTGTGTTTATCAATCATGATATTATCAAAGAGCTCTGCTTTATTTTTCTTCTTCTTTTTGAACCAGTACATGATTTCTTCAAAGCGTTCTTTAAAGTCAATCATACCGATACCAGCGAATGGGTTCTTCTTGTCATCGGCATCAGGTTCTTTATAGTACCCATCGATATCCATTTCTTTCTTAAAGTCTAGGATAGTTTCTAATGTGTCACTACCGAAGAAATCTTTAAGCTTAATGTACATCAATGGTTGAATGATATGGAATGGTGCGGTTAGCTTAAGCCAAGCGAACATATCCAAATCAACATCAACGAATTTAACTTTTGTGTTACAATGTGGGCAAACTTGACCGGTATAGAATTTACCGATCGTTTCACCACAAGAACAACGATAGCGTTCTGCGAAGGCATTCTCATCTTGCCAGTCAGAACCAAATCGAGGAGAATGGATACCATCCATTTCTTTCGTACCTCGAGTCATGATGTTACCATCTTTATCTTTTAACTTTTTCTTGAACGGCTTACTCTTAACGATAAAGCCTTTATTGGTTAGCATGTCTGTAACGAATGATTCATGCCAATCCATTACTCGTAATCTTGGACCTACTGTTTCTGGGTTATAGAACTCAGGTAGCAGTTCAATGTTCAAATCCAAGTCTGTAGGGGATAGACTGTAATCAATTTGAATATCCTTCATGTCATTTACTCCTTTAATAATATACTATATCGGGACTCACCATTATAATATATAACCTAATTTGTGTTTATATATTATGCTAGTATGTAGTCTAGGGTATGGGAAATTACTAATTTTCTACGATCCGAGAATGATTACGAACTTTTTTATTATTTAGGAGGGTACTATGGAAAACCTAATGAATGTAGGAATGACATCCTACACAACCAACACAGATTTCGATGTACTATGCATTCATCACAATGACATGGATGGCTATACATCAGCTATGTGTGCTAAGTTATCTCCACTATGGAGAAAGAAAACTTTTAAATTCATATCTGCTCATTATGATATGGAATTCGATTTCAGTAAGTTAAAGAAATCACAATTTGTATTTATTTTAGATTTTAGTTTACCAGTTCAGTATTTTGATGAATTAGTTGAACGAGTTGGTATCGACCATATCGTATGGATTGACCATCATCTTTCCTCTATTAACAAATACAAGAACTACCCAAACATTGACACAGTTCCAGGTATTCGTATCAATGGTCTTGCGGCATGTGAATTAACGTATTTACACTTCTTCAGAAGTGTTGTGCAGTTGGATGACCAAACATTATTTGATCCTGCTATCGACGTTCGTATTAATGGTGGTGAGGTTACGTTAGAATCTCTACTTACCCCATCTATGGATGGTGTATTCCCTAAATCTGTTCGTATGGCAGGCCAATATGACACATGGCGTTTCTTAACATATGAAGAATATATGACAAACCTTATGTTCAATGATGGGTTCTATGCAGAATTCGAACGTCCAAGCAATGAGTCTTGTGAATTCTGGGATGCTTTCTTCGATATGAAATTATCTCAAGATGTAACAAACCAAATCATGACATCAGGTAAACCGATTGTGGATTACAAGAATCGCACATTTGTAACTAACCTACAACGTGCAGGTTTCGAATGTAGTATTCGCAAATTCGAAGATGTTAGTGCCATTGCTATCAATACGCTTGATCGTGGTAGCTTTATCTTTGAAACTGTCAAGAACGACTATGAAGTTGGTCTAGTATTCTTCATGAATGCCGATGGTAAAATGGAATATTCCATTTATCGCTTAGGAAAGAACCCAGAGAAAGTTATCCTTGTCAATAAGATTGCTGAATCCTTTGGTGGTGGTGGTCATGCAGGTGCCGCTGGGTTTATTACAAATGGTACGTTGGTAGTAGAAAGGAAGTAAACTATGTTAAGTCCTTACACAAAATCCGTATTCACATACCTTCCAAAGTATTGTGAAGAAACTCCAAACGCGGCAGTTACCTTCATCAATAGCCTAGCTCATGCATTATATCTGCAAGCGGCTATTATTATAGGCACTCATCATTATGAGGAGCCTACAACAATCGTCCTTTCCGAAGTATCCACACGGAAATATGACTTATATCATGATGAAAATGGTGAAGTGTTGGATAATGTAATTAATTGCATTATGCGACATATTCCAACTCACCTATACCCATTAGACCATATCGAAGTCGTTAAAGAAGTGATTACTGATGTATCTATGCATCATATCACACTAGAAGAAGCATCTAAGAAATTAGATGCGATCTTCGTTCGTTCTACGTTCGAACAGTTGAAAACATTTAAAACAGTTCCTGGTCAATTGGATATTTTATATCGCACACTCGATACAGTTGCGATTAAAACAAGTTGTATGAAAGTAGATGGAAAGAGTAACTATACTGATATCCGTTTCTTAAAACAACAAATCTGGTCTATCCCAGATAGTAAGAAAGATATGATGGTCATCGAATTTGATACTCATGTAGAAAACCCTAACATGGTTATGAAAGATGAGAGTGGTGATTATTATACCTTTGCCAACGGCCATAGACATGATAAACCTATGGTTACTGTGAATAGTAAATATCTTAACCCAGATGAATTTGAAACCTATCGAAAAGCTATTCAGGATGCTGTTAAAACAGCATTTGGTTTAGAGGGTATCGATATCGAATTCAGTTCTGCTGGCGGTAATCGATATTCTTGCTATTACTCAGTATCCTATTTCGTATCCGATTATATTGATGATGAGACTATGATGCGAATTGCTAGTTACCTAGATCAATGGTATCATACACATGGTAATCGATACGACCATAATTAGGAGATAAGAGATGAATAGAAGAGACTATTTCAGCTACTTACATCCATATACCATTATTCTTCCAAAGGAATCGGATAGATTGAATTATATTCATATGATGGAAGCCAACTTCTTCCGTCGTGTATTAGAATTCCTTGGAATTAATATTAGAAGTGAAGCTCGTTCTATGCCTACAGATCCCCAAATCATCTACCGATTTGGGGGTCGTTGTATTAAGGCAACTGAGTTTGATGTTGGGAAATATCTATATGATATCATTCATAATCGAGTTCCAGAATATGTGTATTCAACGGGATTGATTGGTGAATTAACCCATATTGTATTACCTATCGATAAACCGACTGATTTGATTGTTGCTAATCAACGGTTAGATGAATTGATTGAACGATATGATACAACAGAGAAAATCATTCAGTTCAATACTAAGTATCATGGGTTTGGTGTATATAACTTCCATTCAACTGAGGAGTATGATACATACTTACTTATGGTAGATGACAGTATGGTACAGGATGATGACTATACCCGTTTCAATACATCAGTTAATTTTATGACTGGTGTATTAACTCGTTTATCAAAGAAACGATTCGGTTCCATCGTAACCAAATACAAAGTATTTGATAAATCATCTGGAACATTGGTTTGGGCTCGTTATCCAGAATTCCTAAAGGACGACTATCATTCAGATGTATGTAGCTTCCTTGCGGATTGCGGTATGGATCTATTTGATAAACAAATCAAATGGTTTAGTCATAATGAACCAACGTCATCCATTCGATTCATGGAACCATTCATGCAGAATATGGATGAAAAGTATATGGATTTTGTAGTTGAAACTACTAAAAATTTAAGTGTATTCGATTGGGTAACTGATCGAGATTGGTGTCGTCATAAACGACTTATTAATATAAGCTGTAATAAATAGCGAAAGGAGACTTTTATGTTAAAAGTTGGTATTATAGGTATTGGTAATGCAGGCAATCAAGTTGCGGCATTAGGTTTAGCAACAAAAGAAATCCCTGCATTGGCAATCAATGCGTCTGAAAAAGACCTTGATACATTGAATATCAAGATGGATGCTATCATCTTTGGTGATAGTTCTGGTTCTGGTAAAGACCGTTCTATTGCAAAAGGCTTTGTGAAAGAAAATATCAAAGACCTAATCAAAGACGAAGCATTCAAGAAATTCATGGATCAAACAGATATCGTCTTTGTAGTCAATTCCACTGGTGGTGGTACAGGTTCTGGTATGGGTCCTATCCTAACAGATATCCTACGCAACTACTTCCGTAAAGACGAAAACAAAATCTTCGTTAATGTAGGCATTCTTCCTACATTGGGCGAATCCGTTGGTGCACAACGTAATACACTTCAATATTTGAAAGAAATGTCTGACTTGGGCGGTTCTTACATGTTATTCGATAACGAAAAACGTGCATACTTACCAACCAATAAACAAATGGATGAAGTGAATAAAGAAATCGTTACTATGATCTCTGCGATTCGTGGCGACTTCTCTCACTCTTCCCCATACGGTATGATTGACGATAAAGATATGCGTAAAATCATCTCCGTTCCAGGACTTATTTTCATGGATGTATTAACTGGTATCTACGAAGATTCCATTGGTGCTGATGAAACATTGGATGGTGTATTATTAGACCATTCCGTTAAAGGTTCTTGTATGAACTGCTCTGAAAAAGATGACCATACTGTAAAACGCATGGGCTTCATCGCATACCTTACTAAAGGCTTGAATGATAAGTTCAATGAGAACTTACCAAGCATTCGTCACTTCTATGGTGAACCAATCGAAGACTTCAAACACTTCGCACAAAACGAAGAAAGTGATAAGCTCAACGTATTGGTATTGCTATTAAGTGGTCTTTCTGTACCAGATAAACGTATTAAAGTCATTATCAATCGCATCGAACGAGTAGAAGAAGAGTTAAATAAAACACAAACTAGCTCCGTACTCAATAATGCTTTAGATAAACTCTCTGCATACGATGGTACGAAAGATACTAAAAACGACTCTGAAGATGAATTCGATATGGATTCTATCTTGGATAAATATTAATCAATTTTATATAAACGAATAGGCTAACTACCTATTCGTTTATATATTATTCCTGTGACAGAGTAAAATCTGTCAGAGTTTTTTATTAAGAACTAATCAGTCGGAAACAGATTATTAGTTCATTTATTTTATTCTTTTATAATAAAGGAGTACACTATGAAAAAGACTAGTGGCAAACACATTTTGTCTGAATTCAAGTATAAAAACTTGAAAAAGATGGGAAAGGATGAATTGAAATCCCACATTGCGGATAATTTAATTCCGTTAGTGGATTACTATTTCTTGGATTCCTTCAGAGGTGAAGAACGTCGTTACGAAAACCAATTCGTTGACCTCATCACTTCTATGAAACTCTTCGTTAAACCACTTCGTAGAATCGTTAAGGATTACAATTTCCGCGATGATGTACCAGCAGGTTTACATGTGATGTTAGTGGATTACTTGGAAAAATCCTATTTGGCGATTGAAAAATCTCTCCAAACAGAACCAGGTATCGTTCCTAACGAAGAGCAAAAAGAACGTCAACGTCAAGCAATCGAATACTACAAAGAATTGCGTGATACTGTAGCTGATGTCGTAAAAGTATCTGCTAAGAAAATCATTAAAAAGTTGACTAAATTAGGTATCAAAGAAGAATACGCTATTGACATCGCTGCCAATATCGTTCCAGTTGAATACCTAAACAAATTCAATGTACGCAAATATATGTTCCGTTTAAACCAATCTTTGTACAAAGTACAAAAACGTGGTGTTGAACGTCTAGCTGATAACAAGTACACTGTACATATCGGTGCCGAATTGAACAACATTGATACATTGAAAGCGATTTACCTTATCGCATTAGATGGTGCTGACCAAGAAGTCGTTCGCAACGCAATGATTTCCATCGCATTGGAAAAGAAATCCAAAGCCATTGAAAACTTCACAGTGCCTCAAACAGCATTGTACAACACAATCGGTCGTCTATTACTTGGTGTATTAGAAGGTCAAATCTTATTAGCCCCAGAAGTGAAAGAAGCTAAGCTTTCTAAGAAACAACTTAAGAAAGCTAAGAAAGAATTCTTATGGGGTAAGAAGCAATTGAAGGAATTCTTCAAATTGTATCGTAACGAACGCATCAAAGATGCTAAGAAAGGTCGCGATGGTGCACGTCGTGTACAATTCGATACACTTCCAGCAGAAGACTATCCTAACATCATCAAATACTATGAACGCTATATTGGTAAATTAGCGGAGGAAGTATCTGAAGTAGCACCTAAAGTAGAAGAACCTAAAAAGGAAGAACCAGCAAAACGTAAACCTGGTCGTCCTAAAAAATCTGACAAGTAATATCTTGTATAGATAGGATCCTGTGTGTACACGAAGAATAAGAGAGTTGGTGTATCGCCAACTCTCTTATTTTTTTCTATTCGTGACATTACAAGTAATTGAGTATTAATTTAGATCTATTTATTTTATGAAAGGTACGAACCTACTATGATCTTCATTTACAACCAAACAAACCATCCACAATGGACAGTAACAGACAAAACCGAAAAATTTGCACGTATCCACACAGTGGCAGACAACAAATTTGGCTTGGATATCTTCAAGACAAATGATGTTGCTGATGAAGTGGCACACATGGAAGTGAGCAACGAATTTGGTCATCGATTCGAAATCAGTAAAGTATTGAATGCTAAAACAACACTTCGCTTCGACCATCGTCACTACAATCCATTCGTAATGCCGTCCAATGATGGTTACAATACAGACGTATTGTTACTTTCCATCTCCTTAGAAGATGGTAAAGACCTTATCAATTATTATAGCCGCGATGCATTCATCTACGCATATAAAATTGATAAAGAGCATGAAGTATTCCATGCGATTATTTCCTTGAATACTCGTCAAACATTACCATTCGTTCAATTTATCACACGTAGTGATTTGAACCGTGATGTAGTGAACCGCCTGATGATTCGTTACAGCGATCGTCGTTATTCCTATGAAATCGTTAATAGTGTTATGAACACTCTTGATGTTCCACCTCGTGGTCAAAAAGGGTACTTCGACATCAGCGATAAACGTAACGAAGAAGGTGTATGCGAAATCCGTACATACCGCCCAGCTCGTCATACTCACACAATTGCACGTTTAAGTGAAATTAGTGATGAATTGTATGCTAAAGTAGCTGACCGTTTCCATATCACTGAGCGTTCTGCTAAAGTATTAGACCAACGCGAACTACGTGTATATGCACAAAAACAACGTATCAGTGCTATTACATACATCGTAGACTTCGATGCTAACACAGTGAAAAATAACCGTGATGAAGTAATCGAACGTTTATCCAAATTGGGTTACCACTACTATCGTACAATTATGGTAATCACAAATGATTTAAAAATCATTCGTATGAAATAATATAGTTTGAATCTATATATCATAGAAGAGATACCCTTTGGTATCTCTTCTATTTTTACCCCTTGAGAGATTATAGACGATTCGACTATTTATTACATATGAAAGGAGACCATTATGGCTAAATTACATGACGCTCTATTAGAGCATGACAAGAAGGGTATCTTTACAGCGGAAGCAAGAAACTTAATGGGTTATTCCAGTGGGTTTATGCCTCTTGATTATCAAAATGGATACCTATTATCTGTAACAGATAAAAATAACAATGTAACTGACCGTTGGGCTAACACAGGTATTTTTGGTGGTCAATTCATGACTGTCATTGGTAAATCCGGTGTAGCAAAAACGTCTTTCTGCGTACAAGCAGGTTCCCATATCATTCGTCCATTCGAATATGGGGAATATTATCATATCGATGCAGAGGGTTCTTCTAACTTATCCCGTATTCGTGCATTGAATCATTTCACTACAGAAGAAATGAAAGAAAAATACTATATGCCAGCATTAGACTATGTAGAGGATGTATTTAAACACATCTACCATCTGGCTAAAGTAAAGTTAGAAACTAAGGAGTTATTCTATAACACAGGTAAGTTGAATGAGTATGGTGACGAAATCTGTCTACCAGAACCAACTGTATACTTGATTGACTCCCTCCCTTCTTTACAAACTAAAGAAGTAGAAGATAGTGACGAATTAGGCACACAAACCTACAACATGCGTTTGGCGATTGCCTATAATACGTTCTATAAACGCTTACGTCCTATTATCCAAAAAGCCAATATCACTGTTATGGCGATTAACCATATCAAAGATAAACCAGAAATGGCTTTCCAAAAGACCCAAGCACAAATCCAGTACATGAAAACCAACGAAAACATTCCTGGTGGTACGGGTCCTATCTACTATTCTCAAAATTTACTTCGCTTTATATACAAAGGGAAATATGTATTTGAGAAAGATGGGTTCGATGGCTTCTTAGTAGAAGTTCAATTCATCAAATCTAAAACTAACCGTGGTGGTTCTTCCGTACAGTTAGTATACGATTACAACACAGGTTTCGATCCTTGGTTGACTATGTTACACTATGCGAATATGGCATGCGTTATCAAAGGTCGTAACCCATATTCTTACTTTGAATCTGCGCCAGATATCAAATTCAATAGTAAGCAGTTCCGTGATATCATTGGTGGTAAACCAGAATTACGTGATGCCTTATTGCGTGATTGTGCACCAAGCTTATATCGCTTATTATCTACGAACCAATTCGACCCAGAGAAAGAATTTAGTCCTCAGGAAATCATCAATCGCTTCAATGAAGCCTATCAAGAAAACGATGTTGATTTTGATACTGAGGTAAATCGAAATGAGTAAAATTGGTTTATTAGATAACTATCGTGGTGAAAAAGTCTTTGGGGAGCTTCCGCACTCCAAAGACCATTTACTACTCAACGTATTCTACCATAGACCTGACTGGGAATCTCCTGGTAAACATGATTATGCATCCGTTGTATTTAAAGACGTTCGTACTGGACGTAAGTGGATTCAAACGATTGAAGATCCACAATACATGATGTATATTGTGAAGCCGCAGTATAGAGATTATACCCACTATCCATCATATATGCCGTTGGAACGATGTGATCAAAAGATCATTAAATTCAAGAATATGATTAATGAGATAGTCAAGGTTGGTGGTAAGAAACTGGCTGACTACAAAGAGTGGTGTAATAAGAATAATAAAACGGCTAAGAAAAATTTACATCACTATCCATATGTATTAGCAACCGACTATCCATATCCAAACTACTTTAGATGTGAGTGGATGTTACATTATCATGATTATGATATGCAGTATTCCTTAACTAAGGTATTTGCCGATATCGAAGTTGATGGTATTGATGCGCCAGGTTTCCCAACTGCGGACATCTGTCCTATCAATGCTGTTGCTGTTGTTGATGCAGAGACGAAGACTGTTCACAGTTTTCTTTTAAGAAACCCTGAGAATCCGCTCATAGAGCAGTTTGAGAAGGGTATCCCTAACTTTATTGATAAATGTCATAAGACCTTCGATGAATCGTACGGAGAACTCAATTATGAGATTCATATGTACGATACTGAGATTGATATGATTACAGAAGTATTCCGTCTATTCAACACATTGGCTCGGGACTTCATACTCTTCTGGAACATGGCGTTCGATATTCCGTACTTCATCGATCGGATTAAAGCACTGGGTCATGACCCTATGAAAATCATGTGTGACCCAGAGTTTATCCAAGATGAACTATACTATCGTAAAGACCATCGACATCATGATTTCAAAACAAAAAATGATGTGTTCACATGTACATCTAAATCAGTCTACCTAGACCAAATGTCTCAATATATCAAGATTCGTAAAGCTCGTTCAGAGTTGAAGACAGTTCGTTTGAATGCGATTGCTAAAGCAGAACTAAACGATGAAAAACTTGACTATAGTGATGAGGCAAATATCAAAACCTTACCATATGAAAACTATGAGTTATTCGTGTTATATAATATCAAGGATACTCTGTTACAATATGGTATCGAAATGAAGACACATGATATCGATAACGTATTCCAACGTTCATTGATTAATGCGACGCAATATGAATCAGCATTCAGTCAAACAATTCTATTGAAGAATCGTGCTTACTTATCATACTATAAACAGGGTTTCATTATCGGTAATAATAACAATATCGATTATGGTAACCGTGGGTTTGATAACGATAATGCTGAAAAGGATGTGGATGATGATGAAGAAGGATTTGCAGGTGCTCTAGTAGGCGACCCAATGCTGAATGAAAAGGTCGGTGTTGAAATACTGGGGAGACCATCGAAGTTCATCTTCAGTCGGGTTATCGACTATGACTTCTCATCTATGTATCCAAATATCACTATCACACATAATATTGGTACAGTTCCAATGATTGGTAAAATCAAATTAGAAGGGTTTGGTCAATATAATACTGACCCAGATAATGTGTTTTACGATGAAGGTCAAGTCTTCTTAGAGGACTACCTATCGAAAGATTATTCCTTTATCGGTAATCGTTACTTCGGATTACCGACAGGTGAAGAATTAATTAAGGAGTTTGGTCAATATGGAAGTGCGTGATTTAGTAATACCCCCTAAGAAACGTAATGCAATCTATGATCTCAACCAAGTGATCAAGAATATGTATGACTGCTATATATCGGTGGATGGAGTTATCTTTCCACCGTATGCAGAAACCGTTAAACGGTCAACGTATGTAAAAAGTTTGGTTCGTCATAAATTTGATGAAGAATTCATGCAATGTACTGTATTAGACATTGACTCATTGAGTAAGGCGTTAAAAGGTATCTGTATGACTCAAACACTTACTGATGACAACGAGTTCAAGTTATCAAATGATAAAAAAGAACTCTGCTTCTCCATTGGTAAGTTTATTGATGCTGATGCCTATGTAGCTATGAATAACTATGAACATCGTCGAACTATCATGAATGATATGAATGATATTGAATCAGGTGCTAATGGTTGGGCTACTAAAGAAATTCCTGACGAGGTAATCTATAACCTAATCGATTATAAAATCGAAGAGTTTGCTTTAGCTCCAAGAATTCATATGGTATTGACAAAAGAATTATTGCCAGCGATTAAGAAGGCTGATAGAATTCTAGTTCATTATCGATTGATGGATGGAAAGTATGACATCTATGAAGTTATCCTTCATTCATTGACGGAAAACTGGGATCTATATACTAAGCACTACATTGTTTCCTATTAGGCGGGAGACAGAATAAGAAGACCTTCGGGTCTTCTTTTTTTACCATTTTTAACATCTCTGTAATGTGAAATTATTAGTATATTAGAGAATAGAAGGTGAAGTACTTGGCTAACGAACCAAATAAAAGCAACCAGCCTGAGTTAGATTTGAAAGAAATGAAAACTCGTGCAGAGAAGATTGCCAAAACAAATGGTACTATCAGCAGTCTATTCGATTTGTTTAAAACTACTACACTAACGGATAGTAATAAACGACAAAACGAAATCAATGCCATGTCAGATGACATCGATAATCTCTTGAAAAAAGAGACGAATCGATTCGTGTCTGGTACACATAATGGTAGGGATGTAGCTGCATTTATAAATTCTATTTTCACCAAGAGCCCTAAGTCATATACCAGCATGAGTACTTTTATGCAAGGTCAATCCATTGAGGAGCTATTGGGTGATGAAAATAGCCAAATCAATATCATTCTTAGTGAACGATATAAAAACGTAAATAATATGTATGAAGACCTTCGTCTATTGACAGAGCAAGTATCTGAATTAGATGAAGTTATCTTAACAATGCGTGATGCTGTTACAAACACAGATAATATCACTTCTGATGTTTCACGCATTATCAGATTCGAGGGTGAGTCTGATGTATCACAAAATGAAACAAAGTTAGAAACCATTGAAACTATGGAAGAAGTAACTGGTATTGTAGATAAACTAAAGAAGATTATCATCCCAGGAACTCTCACATATGGTAACTTCTTTGTATTCACACAACCATATACAGACTTATTCGCTAAGTTCAAAGCATTAGATGATCGTTATAATGATCAACGATTACCAAACATCTTTGAGCAGACGATTGCTTATGAAAATACGCTTCCCGAAAATGCGAAAAAAGGTACTATGACACCTGCTATGGAATCTATCACTCCTCTATTAGAGCGGTATGAAGAAGATTTCAAGCAAGTAGATACTAAGTATAAACGTTCCGATATGGTGAACACTATCAATACTATCATGGAAGGTATTAGTGTTATCAATGACCCAGGTGTCCCATTATTGGAAGATTCTTCTATTGCGGGATTAGCTGATGAAGATATCCGTAAGGACTTATTCAAAGCTATGCAAACTAAGAAGAAATCCAAAACATGGAATACTGTAGCTGATCCTACAGCTGATAAGGGTAAATCCATGAATCCATTTGCCGATGGTACAATGGATGCTAAAAACATCAACGACTTAACGGATGCATATAAGAAAGAATTCAAAGACACTGTTAAAGGTGTATATATGAAACTTTATGACCCTCGTCGTGTTATCCCAATTCGTATTATGGATTATACGCTCGGTTATTATGTGTTATATGAAACCGTTGATGAAACTCGTTCCAATGTATTGAATGCCGTTCATACATTGAGTCGTACCACTATGATGTTCCAAAATAGTAAACGACGTGAGTTTGAAGAAGAATTGGTTTCTTTACTTTCCGCTCGTATTTGTGAAAGTATTGATAAGAAATTCTTACGTAAGAATGCTGAGTTTAAAGAATTAATTGCTAATGCAATCTCCTATGAAAACTTCTATACGAAGTCTTTCAAAGTACAGTTCGTTCCTGTAAACTATATGACTCATTTCAAAGTAAATGAAGATTATAATACTCACATGGGTGTATCTGTATTGAAACGTTCTTTATTCTATGGTATGCTCTATCTATCCATTCTACTCTTTAAGATTATCATGATTGTAACACGTAGTTCTGACACTCGTATGTTTATGGTTAAAGGTAATGGTGTTGATAAAGACATCACTAATCGTATTAACAGAGTGGTATCAGACTATAAGATGAACCAAATTAGTTATAATGACTTCGGTTCTGTTCGCGGTATCTTATCTAAAGTAGGTAAAGGTAGAGACTTGGCTGTTCCTGTTGGTGCCAACGGTGAACGTGCCTTCGAAATCGAAGTTATGCAAGGTCAAGATATCCCACTGGATACACCACTATTGGAATTACTCCGTAAAGGTATGATTTCTAATACGGGTTGTCCTAGTGCTATGATCAACTACTTAGAAGAAGTTGACTTTGCTAAACAAATCCAAATGTTAAATAGTAAGTTCGTATCTCGTATGGTATCTATCCAAGCTGAATTGGAAGTGCCTTGTACTGAACTCTATCGTAAGCTATTATCATTTGGTGACTATGGTATCGACGATGTAGATATTGATAACATCTACTTTGAATGGTCGAGACCTAAAGCGCTGAATAGTCAAAACATTGTTGATATCATCAGCTCCTCTGATTCTATTGCTGAATTCATCACTAAGATGTATAGTGGAGATAACGATCAAGATGATCCTCGTATTAAGGATAGAATCTATCGCTACGTTGTCAAGAACATCACTATGCAGGGTGTACTTGACTTCGAAGAATTGGATGAAGATATTAAGAAACTTAAACTTGACTTTAAAGCTGAATTACAATCTGATGACCTCGTTAAGCTAGCTCCAGGTGAAGGAGATTCTAGCGGTGGTTATTAATCATAATACTAAGAAGAATATGGGAAACCATATTCTTCTTTTTTCGTCGTTTATAAGCTTATAAATATATATTATTACTATAGATAATCATCATATAGTAGTTAATTAGAAAGGAATGATTCAATGAGATTATTAAATTTATGCCCTCATGGGGTTGGATATGAGGCCCCAAGTGGGGAAACCATTATTTATAAAAAAATGGGCGTTGTTGCTAGATCAAATAGTTCTATCAGCGATGCTGGTGCTATTATGGCGGATGGTGTTAAAGTACGCCTAAATAGTATCAATATAGGTGAAACCGAATCACTACCTGCGCCTAGAGCAGGAACTATGTATATCGTATCACGTATCATTCGTGAGTCTAATCCACATCGCAAGGATTTAATATCACCAGCGATGAAGGATAGAGTATTCGATGAAGAAGGTAATGTACTTTATGTACGTTCTTTCGATACGAATTATTAGAGCCAAAAATAGGTGTAAAATATATGAGTATTAAGTATATATTATAATCATGAATAGAGATAGGAATAAAAGAATAAAAGAGATAATGAACCTATAGAACTATTCAAAGATTATAATTTACTATGTTCCAGAAAAAGGAGAATTAGAAATGCTTGAAGGTATTATTGAACAAATTGAAGATGTTGTAGTTGAATATCCAGTAGCTACTGCAGCAGTTGCAGTAGTTGGATATATTGGATATAAATATATCCAACAACGAATGATCATTGCAGGTGTTGAGAAAGCGATTAAGGAAGTCGCTAAACAAAGCAAGAAGAAACAAAAGAAAAACAAAAAACAAAAAGAAGAAACTGAGGAGTAATCCTCAGTTTCAAATCATTTAAAATTTAAGAGAATTATCTATAATCCAAGGAGAATTAAAAAATGTTAGAGACAGTAGTAAAAGTAGCGGTATATGCAGCAACAGCAATTACACTTAATGAATTAGGCAACAAACTTGTTGATGAGACAACAGGTAACACTAACGTGGAAGAAACAAAAGTTCCACGTGCTTTTGTATTAGCAGGTTCCATGATTACGGGTGCAGTTACAGCTATCGCAGTAACTGATGTTTTGTTTAGTAATCCAGAAGCAGTTGTTGAAACTGCAGCTGAATTGATTTAGTATTAAAAAATAATGATTATATTTAAAAAGGAGAAATTAAAATGGTTGAGATGTTAACAAAAGTAGGCGTATTCTTATGTAGTAGTGCAATTATCGGTGCAGTAACAACACCGGCACTTGATAAAGCTTTAGGTGAATACAGTCCTGAAAAAGAGGACTTTAAACAACAAGCTATCATTCGCGCGGCAGTTTCTGTCGGTAATATTGTAGCATCCGCAGTAATTGCGAGTGCTGCAACAACAGCTTTGTTTGAAGAACCGGAAGCTATCATTGAAGTAGCTTCCGAATTTATTTAAAAGGAGATTTCAAAAATGGGTGAATTACTTAAAACAACTGGTCTTGTTGTAGTAGGTTTAGGTTGCTCGTACGCAGCATGCCAAGCCATTGACAAGAAAGAAACATCTGATTACAATAAGAACCTAGCAAAAATCACTGCAGTGCAGTGTATAACTATTGTCATGACTATTCTTGACAATAAAATCTAAAAAGAAACCTTCGGGTTTCTTTTTTTTTTGGTTTCCTTCCTTATCGATACATTATACTAATTACAAAAGCGAGGTGATTTTTCTATGATCCGACAACTCCCATCCTATGTGGATTACTGTAAGACTCATAGGATAGACCGCCCTACAACAGCGTATCTATTAAAAGAAGTACCATTAACATCTACTGACTGGTACGACCGTCAAGATTCGTTTTGTACTGGTCTATTACATGGACAGTTCATGTTATACTACGCATTAAAATCGTTTGTATCAAATAAACGTGATGATAAATTTGTAATCTATTTCATTACCGATATGGGTCTCTTTGTCAAAGAGATGTTCCATTCCAACTGGGATTTCCCATTAGACTTCAGAAACGTATGTGCTAAGTACGTAGGTCCTATCGAACCAGGTGATTTAGTTATCAATCATCCAAATCGTCGTTCACTTATGTTTTTACATAACGTTAGATTCACTGAATTGATTGATGGAGTAGCCCAACCTAATTCATTCGATAGTACTGAAATCTATGAAAGTCTAAAAGCTAGAACCCATACACTTCTATTAGAATCCAAAGACCATACTCCTATTGAAGTTCCATTTGATATCCATCTTTATAGAGCGTTACGTCATCGTAAGTTCTATATCCACGTTCGATTAGATAACTATATCAACTTCAGAGAGATTCGTGTTTGGAACCCTAATCTATAATCTAATAAACGGATATACTTGTAGCCAAGTATATCCGTATTTTCACGTATATTAAGTATATATTATAATCATGAATAGA